GTAGCATAAAAATTCCCGTCATAATTAAGACGAGTTGTATTTGATGGATTTGTAGTGCCACCATCAAATGTTCCTGCAGTTTTTGTAGTACCGTTATACTTTATATAGGCTAAGCCTGTGCTACCGGCTACTAAGCCGGTAGATACGTCTCTTTGGTTACTCATAGGTTACTCACTTAAGGTTAATCTAGCAGCAGCTCTCTTTTCTAATACATCTGCTGGTACTTCTTTACCTGTTTCAGCCTGCCTCGTTATATACCAGTCTGTTGTAGTAAGATACATCTGAGCTTCACCTTTTTCTTTTAGTAATACCTCATCAGGAGTTAAGCTAGGAGATTCTACTTTAGCTTTTATATGACTCCAATCTACTCCAGCATATGGATCTTCTTTAGGACTTAGATCTGGAGCATAGCTAAGAATATAATTATCTAACTCTGTTCCTTGAGGTAGTGTACCATCTAATTTCTTATCTATTCTAACATTAAGATAAGACTTTTTTAAGCCATCATCAGTAGAGTACTCTACTACAACATGTGGTGCTTCAAAATTAACTATTTTATATTTCATTTAAGATACTGCTCCATAAACTGTTGCTGGCTGAGATCCGCCTGACCACGTTACTGAGTAACCATTGAGGGCGATTGCTTTGCCGCCGGCTCCTCCTGAGTATCCACCACTACTAGATCCACCTGCCGCTCCCCATCCACCACCACCACCACCTGCATTACCTCCTCCAGACCCATTTCCACCAGATACTCCAGCACCTCCACCAGATCCTCCGGTAATAGAGGCACCGGACATCATCGCTCCACCTGTTCCTCCACCACTTCCACCATACCCACCAACACCATAAGAAAATCCAGTAGTCACTGTTGGGCCTGTTAATGTTGAGGACGGAAATACTCTGCCACCTCCTCCGCCTGTAACGTGATTAGATAAATACATTAGAGATGATGGATATCCATTTGCTCCACTATTGCCAATAGACCCACCACTGCCTCCATAGACTTGCACTTGATTATTACAATCACCTCCAACCCCTCCACCAGCACCTCCTCCACCCCCAGAAATATACGGGTACGGTGTAACAATAGATTGCGTTCCTCCACCCCCTCCACCCCCTCCACCTATATAAGATGAAGCAGAATTGATGGTGCAATTGCATCCAAGAGAAATGGCATTTCCACCAGCGGCACCATTTAGTCCAAGGGTATTCCCTGCGCCTTTACCGCCCTTACCCATGATGAAACCATTGTTGATGATGGTCAGACCGGCAGGGAAAGATCCGGTGGTTAATGCCGGCGTTGCGGTGTTGTCACTCCAAATGTAGACACCAGATCCGATGGTGATGGTGGCATCGCCACTCCCTGAGTACCCGTTGGCATCCGCCCATGTACGCAGGTTGAGTTCTTGCTGATTGGTTGAGACGGTTGCCACGAACGGGCCACCTAAGCTCATAATCATCTGTCTAATGCCCATTACTTAGCTCCTGACATTATTGCCTCAGTGGCAGATAAGAACCAAATGGATGCTATACCTCTTAAAGGTATAGTTAAATTACCGGCAGTTGCTGATCCTGCTTTACGTAAGGTTAAACTAGCTCCCTGAGTAACGGTTAGGTCTCCAGCACTATTATTATATAAAGATATAATATCGCCGGCTGCATAAATATTTGCTGGAATAGTTATACCAGCAGTTATAGATATGCACTTACCTAGATCTGCCAGTACCGCTGTACCTGAAGTTGAGCTAACTGGTACACTGCGTAATCTATCTACATAAGCAGTTGTTGCTATAGTAGTGTTATTTGTGGCCCAAGCCTGGGTAGTTCCAGTAGCTGTACTAGATACAGTTCCTGAGCCTGTTAAATTTGTAGCATTTGTAGCATTTGTTACATAGTTAGTACTTATTAAACTAGTAATATCAGTACCGCTAGCGGCCGAAATACTACCAGAGCCAGCTCCTTTTAATATACCTGAAGCAGTAATTACTATCTGCTTTTCAGTAGCTAATTCAGCTAAAGCTGTTTGTACAGTATTACTGGCAATATCTCCTGACGGGGTGAATGATACATCTGATGCCGATGGATTATATACTACATAACCATCAATCTCACACATTACCTGATCGCCTGCTACGCAGGCCTGCCCTAGAGTTACTGATGTTGTACTTGTTTCAGTATAGTCTGAGGGAAATAACCTTACGCCATTAACAAATATACGTGTTTGGCCCTTAGCTAATACATAAGTACCTGTAGTAAATACGGTTTGACCCGCTGTAGCAGTATACGTTAGTCTAGAAGAAGTTAGAGTAGTTCCAAAGTTGGTACCAGTTGCTACTGGAGTACCCCAGTAGTAGCTACCCACACCATTCGTCATTAGTACTTTACCGGACGTAGCTCCTGGAATCAAGTTATTAATGGCACTAGAACCATCTCCTGCACCTGTACCTCCGCGAGCAACTTCAACCTGATTAGAACCATTACCAGCATATGTAGCAAAATACGCAAGAGCTAATGTAGTTCTTGCGGCCGTTGCATCTGCATCATCTAGTAAAGAACGTCCGAAAGATGTGCATGTTATTTCTTCGACTACACCTGCACCTGCTGAGCTTCTACCAAGTAATTTATCAGTAGCTGATACGTTCTGTATTTTTGCATAAGTTACTGCACTATTAGTAATACCTGTAGTACCTACAGTGCCCCATCCGATTGTAGAGCCAGATTCACGTAGTACAAAACCAGATGATGGAGTTGCAGTAATATCTGCAACATTACCGATAGAGTTTGTAGATCTGCCAATAACTGTAAGAGCACCGGACTGTCTTAACTTAGCATCTGTTACTACATTAGTTTGAATAGTAACTACACCAGTTGTACTTACGGTAGCATCTGTATTAAAAGTAGTAGTAGGTATAAAGTGCTTAGTACTGGCACCATCGCCTACTACTATTTTATCGTTAGTAGTATCCCACTGTATTCTACCTTCCGTAGTAGGTGTAATGCCTGCTTCTAGTGTTAAAGTCGGTGTGGTTAAAGTAGGGCTACTATTAAATACTAATACGCCGGAACCGGTTTCATCTGAAACTACCCCCGCCAGTTCGGCCGAGGTAGTTGAAGAAAATACTGATAACTTATCAGAAGTAGAAGTAAGTGTAACACCTGTAGGTATGGTAGAACCGTTAACCTGAGCACTAGGTCCTATATTAATATTGTATACAGACGCCATGTCTGCCCAGGTATTTAGATTTTGTCCGAGAGGTATACCTGTTGTACCTGTCCACAGTTCCCACTTACTAGATGCTGAATTCCACCTAGTTGAAAAATCTGGTTGGCCTGTAGCAGCAGTTCGTGCAGGATCTAAACCTACTGCCAGGTCATCAATACGAGCATCTAACTCGCTTAAAAAATTTGCATATAAACTAGTTAGTACTGGTTTACTATGATCGGCCATATTTTAATATCCTTTTACAAACCAACTTACATTATACGTACCAAATGTAGGAGGTGAACCAGTTGATGAATTGAATAAATATACTCTAAAACTTTGTGGGTACCCTATTGCATTACCTGAAGTATTGCTACCAACTAGGGTAAATGTAAAAGTATTTGCTGTATAAGATGTTATAGTAAATATACCTGACAGTGCAGTACCTGAAGAGAAATAAACTCTTACATTCTGCCCCGTTATTAGTCCATGCCCAGTGGCTGTAACTGTGCAGGAATTACTAGTCAGAGTATATGCTCCGGTAAGTACCGTATCTTTATAATCATATACAGTAGTTAAAGAACTACTAGAGTTAGGTGTAACTATTAAGCTAGTAACATCAATAAACTCTTTATTAAAGTTTATTACTTGCCCTTGTGATGTTACTGCTGCTGTGGCGGCATCCGATATGGATTTAGCATTAAGTAGTACATTTAAATTATGGAACTGTACTACATCATTTGCATCAGCTGAATTAACAGTTAGAGTTATACGTACGTATCTAAAATTAACTCCAAATACTTCCCATACTCCTGGATACGCTTTATAACTAGTATCATTCCCCGTCCAGCGCTCTCCAGAGTTAGCCCAGGAACTAATCTCTATCTTAGGTATTATAGTAAGCGCACCACTATCAACACGGTCTAGAGAAGTTATAATCTTACTACTTCCTAGTATTGTGCCAATATCCCAGGTTTCTGAATATGAACCACTTAATACAGTTGGAGATATAAATTTAGTATATCCGTCTGAAACTTGTGAATCTGGAGATGTCCAAGCATGGGTAGCTACAGTTACTGTTAGTCCTGAACCACTACCAGATACAGTTGTGGTAGTTGTACCAGCTCCCGGAGCTACTGTGTAGTTACCAGGCTGTATAATTTGTAAGGTTGCCGCCGCGGATCCACTTAAAGTTAGTACTTTAGCGTGGGCCTTAATAGTGTTAGTACCGCCATTAATTTCTACTATATCTCCAATAGCATACCCTGTACCACCAGATACTATAGATATACTATATACACGTAAACTAGTAAAATGTTGCTGGTACTGTTCTGTAATATTAACTGGTAGTACTACGGAGCCATTTGTATATGGATCATATACAGCATTTGTATAGTCTACCGCTATTGTATTGCCATTGGTAGGGCTATTAATTACGGCATAATTAGTATTAAGAATCCCGTGGTAAACGAAATCAGGTGGTTCTGCAACTTCTGCTGTTCTACTTATAGGGTCCGATTCTACATTATCTGTGTCAACGGTAGCAATCCAATAAGTATACGTTCCCTTCTTAAGTTCTGTAATAGTTGTGAACGCACCGTCCTTACGACCTAAATCTAACGCTGTAGCCCAATTAGCACCAGTTCTAATAACATAGTGACTGACGGGTAGGGATGTAGGTTCTGGGGAAGTCCAAGTTAACATGACTGTATTATCAATAACTTGTGGGAAGAAATTAGTAGGTGGAACAGGTTTTAGCTTTTCCACAGTTTTCACATACCCAGTAGACTCACGTCTTAAATTATCTACAGTATATATTGTGAACTGTCTATTTCCTACCCAATCTGCAGGAAGTGTTATAGTATTAGAATTTGTCACATACTCTGTACTATTATAAGCCACCTTATAATGCTTTAGACCAAACTGAGGATTTAAATTATTTGACCAAGTTAAAGTAACAGTAGCTGATGTACTAGAAGTATCAAAATATGAGTATTCCGCTCCAGTTATATTAGGTACAATATCTGCGGTAAAAGCTACCATACGAACTACTGAAGAATACTCATTATCTGTATCGATAGCTTTTATATACCAAGTTCCATTACCTGTTATAGCATTAACAGGTACAGTTACAGATGTAGCATTTCCTTTGTATATAAAGTTACCTAAGCCCCAGTCCTCATCTATAATACGTACTTCATATGCCGATATTGGTAAATATCCTGAATTAGAAGAAATAGTAGGAGAGGGCCAACTTAATACTACTGAAGTCCCATTTACTGATACAGTGACCTCCCCGACTTGGGCAGGTCTATACCTAGTAATAGTTTTTGTACTAATTGCGGATGACACTCCATTATTATCAATTACATAAATACTAAAATCTTTGGTATCTATCCAATTTGCTTGAGTAATAAAGTTAGTAGCAGTCTGTACAAAATCTAAACCACTATATACTATTCTATAGTACTTAACTCCAAATTGTGGTGTTGCTTCCGGCCAGTTTAATCTAACCTGAGCTGCTGTAGCTTGATCATCAAAGAAATTAACTGATATGTTGTCTGAAACTATAGGAGATATAGTATTATAAATAAATTGTGTAGACTGTGCCGTTGACCAACGATTTGTAGCATCTCTAGCTTTTATATAATAAGTATAAGTCCCTGTAGCTAGTAAGTTTACTATTGTACTAGTACTAGTTCCATAGTATACTCTGTCTGCATCATTGGTTCCCCATCCTGAATTAATAGTACGAACTTCATATGCAACAACATCCAATGACTCACTCTCTGTCCAAGACAACTCTAATCCACTATTTACAGCGTTATTTGCAAATAATGTTGGTGGTGATGGTGGAACTAAGTCATCTAGTAGAATAGATCTCGCTAATACACTATAATTATTTCTTGTATCGAATGCTTTAATATACCAGGTCTGTCCTAAACTATTAATAATATTAGGAACAATGGCTGTATTAGCCATACCACTATAAATATAGTTAGAATCTCCCCAATTTTGATCATCTACACGTATTTCATATCCAGCCACAGGTAAAGATCCCTGTGTAGGGGGGTCCCAGGTAAAATTCATCACTACTTCATTACTAATCTTGGTTAGAGATATAGTAGGTGAAGGCATTTGGCCTGGAGGCCCAATAGTAAGTAATTTATTAGTTACGTTAGACCTATTACCTAGTTTATCTACTACTACCCAACTTAGAGTACGATCAGAGGTCCAGTTGGCTGGAATTGTTACATAGGTAGCATTAACCCTGATTGGAGTTTCATTACCGTTTGTAAACTCATAGTAGTCTAACCCAAATAACGGAGATATTTGGACCCACTTAAACATAACTGTAGAGCTTGAAGTACTAGTCTCCTGAAAATCTGTATCTATAGTACCTAAGAATACTGTAGGTACTGGTGCCGAATAGAAGCTAGCACTATTAGATACTGAAGTCTTAGAGTCGTCTGAATGTGTTAATATATTACCATAATTTCTTACGGATTCCTGATTAATTGTAGGTATATCTAAAGAGTATGTTACAAAATTATTACCTGCATTAGTTACTGTAAATACACCGTTATAGTTATATGGTATAAACTCTCTAACTATAATTTTTGTACCTATAGGGTAGGGTGTATAAACATATGGATTAAAATATATTGTTGCTGTTTTTAGTATATTATCGTATACTACACTAGTTGTATTACTAGATATCCCGCTATAGTTGCCACTAGAGTCAATAGCTTTAATGTAATAAGTATCTGTACTTAGATAAGTTGGTGGAGTTACTTTGCAGAAAGCCTCGGCACCTCGATATATATACCCACTATCTTCTCCCCAGTTAGTATCACTAGTACGTACTTCGTATCCCCATATATCTATTTCTGTGCTAGGATTCCATGATACTAACACGCTTGTATCACTCACTGAAGTGTTTATTCCAGATATTTGAGGAGGTGCTAGAGTTTTTCCATATACTATTGCGGTTGCAGTTGCTGGTATTAGTGTTAACCTACCTATAGCATTAAGTGCCCACACCTTTACTTCATATGTGCCTGGTACTACATCATTAAGATCAGCTTGTGGAGTATTAATAAATATTTCTTCTGACCAATTGCCTACATCTCGTTTATACATTAATTTGTATCTATTTGCAAACTGTACTGGCTCCCAAGCCGCAGATAGTTTTACAACTACGTTGCCTTTAGTAGCATATAGACTTTCTACTAATGTTAGAGATTGTGGGGTGGCTGGATTGGCTGATAAATTTGAATAGTCTCTTTGTTCTAATTGTGTGCCGTTTTCAATATAACTATATTTTGTTGGTTCGTGTTTAACTGCAGTAATAGAGAAAATACTATTATCTTCTTCAGTTACTGCTAGTACACGGAATTGCTGTATTTCGACAGTATCTGCATATGCTACCCATATACTGCCAACTTGTGGTAGTTCTGGAAGTGCAGTAGATAAAGTTAATATATTTTCAGAATTAATACTAGATATAGTAGCTGACTGTATAGTGCCATCTGCTTTAAAAGCATTGAAAGTATAAGTTTCGCCTACATCCATCTCCATGGCTGAGTCTATTTTAATATGGGTAGTATCTATACTTTGTACAACTCTACCACCTAAACGAACTCCTGCTCTAGCTGGATCGGCAACTTTAATAATATTACCAGGACGAGCCGTTGCACCCTCTAGACCTGTCTTAAAGCTTACTACATCTGTCTCATATTTTTCAGTATATAGAATCCATTCACCGACTCGGTGGGCTTGCCCACGACTGGTGCAGCCTACTGCTATTACATCTGTCTCTATAATACCATACTGTTTAACGGCTTCATCGTCTTGCACATATTCTACCTTAGGACGACACATATCTTTCATGTCGTTCCAAGTTACTAATGCTACTGTATGCCTAGTTTTTTCACTAGATCCTGAGTATGTGAATACTCCATCAATTACGTTAGCCTGTGAGAATAGATGTGAAGCATCTGCCGGGGCATCTTGAATAGCTGTAATTGTACCTGCTGACCAGTATAACATGCCTCTAAAGATGGAGGCCATATCATTAAGTACTTTAAAAGCATCCTCTCTAGATTGAATATACATATTACATGTAAATCTAGGCTCTATCAGCCCATCCCCTAATCCAGATATTACTGGCTCATCGCAGTACTGTCCTATAGTGTATAAAGCCCATTTATCAACCAGTGCGTCATCTATGTAGTTTCCTAATCCATATCTATCGTTGGTTATAAGATCATATAAACACCAAGCGGGGTTATTGGACCAAGCAATTTTAAATGTGCCATCCCATGGCCCAGTATACGTGCGTTTTAAAGGGTCATAATTTACAGGTACTTTAATCTTTAATAGTTTAACATCATATGCACGATTAGGTATACTGTCAAACTGAGAGGAGTCTATACTAATACCGACAATAGCTGAGTTTGGATACCTGAATTTACCGTATGTTATCTCTGTTTCTAGATCTAACCAAGTTTGATTACCGAGACTGCCTTTAATACTCTCATTAGTATTACGGGAGACTCTAGTCATCCAAGTACCTGGCTGTCCAAAAGGAACGAATACACTTCTTTGATAGCGACTGCTAGCCTTACCAGATATAGAAATCTTGTTATCGTATCCTAGTTTGTACATCATATAAGACGTACATATACCATTTCCCGATGTTAGTATACGTATAGCCCTATCTGCTACCGCACCTACAGTAGAATAAAACGTAAGGCTATGTACTTGATTGCTTGGTAGTTCGGGCATAACAACACTAATTATACCGCCAAGTAAAGACTCTTGTGTACTATAATCTGCGGACAGTGTTCCTGTAGCTATATTTGTCCAAGCTCCACCATTAGTAGATTCTTGTATGGTATAAGTAATATCGTCATAAGTAATAATATTACCTAACAATTTAGAAAATATAGAATTACTATTATGCGAGAAATTAACAGAAATGTATAAACCAGTAGTGCTGAAAGTATTAGTAGTTATAGTTGTAGCATTAGTAGTATTTGTATAGCTTTGTGCATTTTCCCAAATTGTACGAATAGAAGCTGGATACCAGCCTGAATCTGCTCCCAGAGTAGTAATATGTCTAGCATGTACTTCTAACTCTACAGATGTACCATTAGTATCGCCGGTTGTTGTATCCTGTACGAATAGTTGAGGTACTCCTATGGTTAAACGTACACCATCTAACTCCCCATTACTATTAGAGTAGGTACGTTCTACAGGTTCGGCAGCTAGCTGTGGTAAACTACCGTTTACTGGTGTAATACCTTTAATGCGAGTATTAACTTCGCGTACACTTTCTACATTACTAAAACCGGCTATATATGATTGCTGTTGTGTACCAGTACGTGTATCCCAAGAGAATCCTGAAAAATTATAAGTACCATCGAAATTCATTAAAGGAACTTCATTTAGGTATATAGACTTTTCTCCTGCAACCAGTCCTTCTATTTCCCCCTCACATAGTAGATCTACTACTTGTGCATAAGCTATAGAGCGAAGACTATCTGGGGCTTCTACTGCTGGGCGACTACCCCCTCCACCTTTACCTCCACCACCTCCTTTAGAACCAACAATTGGGTATCGTGCAGCATATCCACCATTATGTACTCTAACATTATTACATATAAAAGTATGGTTTGGCTCTACAGTGAGATTGTATACAGGTTCTGCTTCTAGTACTTCTGCGGATATTATTGGACGAAGATGTCCCATACCATCTACTAGAGCATCTTTATTAGTCATTCCACCAATATCAATAAAATTATTATATTGGTTTAATACCCAGTGGTTAGGAGTTATATCAATAGATCCGTTCCAAAATCTTACGCGCAGTAAAGGTTCTGGATCTTCATGAAAATGTGTTTCTACTACTTTGGATACAAAAACTTCACCCTTCTCATTAAAGGATAGAATCTCATCTCCAATTTGTACTTCTTCAATTGGTTTAGTAAGGCCATGTTCTAATTGGACTAATGAGCCCCTTCTAAAACATCCGCCTTTTGATCCAATAATACTAGTCATAGTATTCCTTTATGTATCTGAAGTTGATATACCCGCTGATATGACTGCTGATCCAACTATTAATCTTCCATACCCTACTGGTACTGGGTGTCCTTGGGCTGTAGTATTGACAGCACCTCTAAATAGGTAGCTTGGTTTATTCTCTGGTGCTTCTTGTATATCTTGTGCTGTTCGTGTAGGACTAGGCATTAACATTTGGGCTATCCCTCCCATTACTAGGGATACACCTATATTTGCTACCATAGTAGTAGCTCCTGCGCTCATACCGAATAGACTTCCGGTTGCGAATCCCCCGGTCCCCCATGTAGCCCATATTAGAAAAGCACCTGCAGCAATACTAAATAACCCATCATCATCAGCACCAGCAACTGCTGGTGCTATTCTAATAATCTCTTTATAACTTACTGGCATAACTACATCTTTGGCATCAGTAACTCTAGTTGTGCCTGTCCATACTTTATATCCGTGAGGGTAGTCTACTAAATCTTGTGCAAACCCAGGATAATTAGCCTGCAGTGCTTTTAAAGCCTCTGCCAAACTATTTACAGCTAAATGGTGAACCTTACCGTATCTGTCCCCTAGCCAACCATACAATCTAATCTCTTTTAACATATTTCACCATTTTAATTGTATTCTTTCTGTACGCTCCACCGTATACGTCCCTACTAGACAATCTATTATACATATGGTGTATAATTTTATTATCTCCAATATATACCGCGGCATGGTTAACTACAGGACTATGTATCTGCATTAGCAGACCTACTCCATAATCTAATTTATCTGTTTCCTCAAATCCGGCTTTTTGAAAGTTTTCTAGATAAAGGTTCTGGCCTTTATGCCACCATCCTTCATCTCTTTCGAAATCTGGGATAACTATGCCCATTTCTATACGGTACCAATCACGTACTAAAGCATAGCAATCTAATATACCATGGCAGAACTCTCTACCTATCAATGGGGGCTCAAAACCCTGTGGAGCAAACTCATGCCAAGCATTGGCTGGAGTTGCGTATATATACCATGTTTTACGAGTTTTTTCACAACTAGATAAATCAGCCACGCTTGGCATGGCTGATTTATTACAATGGCTATGGAAAATTCCGACTACTTCGCCTTGATCTTCAGCTTCAGCATACTGCACAGGATCTATAATAAAATTATGTAACTCTCTTGAGGTATTAATACATGGAAAGAATACCTCTTTACCTTTACGTATAATAACTAATCCACACGCTTCTCTAGGATACTCTTGCTTAGCTAAGGCTTCAGCCTCGATCTTCCAATCTATCATCTTATAAGTCCTACTGAGGGGAATCCACCATAAGGCAATTCTGCGTTATTTCCCCATCTTAATTGGCAACTGGTTAATTTCTTACCACATACATCGTTAGCAGAATTGGTAGGGTTATCATTAGTGTCAAAATAGTTTGTACCTGTATAACCACATTCTCCACCACGATAAACCCATGCACAAGTATTTTGCACAATCTGACGTCTAGGTAATTGTACGAATGATACATCAAATTTTGCAGCTAATTCGAACTCTATTATAAGTTTATTTTCTGTAGCTTTTCTATCTACATAATAGTAATCTCTAGGTAGTTCAGCATTAGGGTCTGCAGTGGGATTAGTTCCACTAGGGAAATTTACAGCATCTAAATATTTTAGAAGTGTTCTGATACGAGTTACTTTAGCACCTAACATATCATTATAGTCCCGTACTAACGTACCTATTAGACCACTAACATTGGCCACCCGTAGGGTTGGCCTGGGTAATTGACCTTTTCCACTAAATTCGAAGCCGCTGGCCTCAATAGGAAAAAAGTTATACACATTGCCTTTCCAGGTTACGTTAGTTCCTAATTCATTAAGTCCGTTATGGAAGCGTATTGTATCGCCCTTAAAACCCGTTGGCAGATTTAACTCAAATAACTCTATAATACTACTTGGATTAAGGGATCTTAAATCTTGAGATAGTGTCATAGTGGATCAAATACCTGTACAAAAGTAGTAGAAAGCGTTCTACTAATAGGAGAGGAATACTCTACATCCCAACCTTCTGGACATATTACTTTATACTGGGTAGTCTCTCCAGGTGGAGTCCAATAGAATGGATCAGTACCTTTCTGCGTCTTTAGAAAGTTTTCTATATTAGCAATTACAGTAAGAGACTGATCCTTCCAAGTTAGCTTCCAAGTAGCTGGCATATAATTTATGCCAGCTACTACACGCTGTTCATACCCATCGCCAAAGGCTACTCTATTGATAGTAGTTTTAGTATTTTTAGTAAATCCAATACTTGGAAATATTGTTTTACCAGTACTATCAACAATTGCCGTATTAAAGTTACTAGGCATATAGTAATCCTCCTGGACGTTTCTGCTTAACTATTTCATCCTTAACCATGCCAGATATATTCTTAGCAAATTGATCTAGATTTGGTGAAGCGCTAGCTGTACCCTTCGCATCTGTCTCGCCGGTTTCAGCATTGACAGTAATAGATATATTAACATCTCCACCGCCGCCACGAATACCAAGATTACCGCTGGCATCACGTTTTAGTGGAAGAATAGCTTCTGGGCCGGCTTCGCCCATAAGTCCTGCGCCTTTCGCGAAGGCGAACATAGTAGGTGAGGATACTACAGTTCCTGAGTACTGGGATAAGCTTGGTGAATTAAAGACGCCGCCTTTTGCTACAAAGGCCATAGAGGTCAGTATATCTGGGGCAACATTCTGTGCACCTATCATCTCTAGACCAAACCCACTACTACCTGCGGATCCGCCACCAAATAATCCAGTTATACCTCCTAGTATACCTTTAGCCCCTCCTCCTGCCATTGATAGGGCTGAACTTAAGGCTGGTACCAGCCAACCGAATAGTCTTTGCAAAGACCCGGTGGCAAATTCAAATACTTTGGACATTCCAGGGAACATAGTATCTATAGCTTTTCCAAAGCTTCCCACAGCTGTATCAAAAAATCCTGTAGTAGCTGTCTGTTTGTTTACTATGCCTTCTTGTTCTGCCAGCATTCTAGCTTGTTCGCTATTAGGGTCTATACCATATTCCTTCGACATATCTTCAATACTTCTAGAAGGTATATCTCCTGCTGAAGCAATAGGCGTTTTTCCTCTGATCGCGTCCTCTAAACTCTTGAGAGCGCTGATAAGGGCATTTTGTGCTTTATCGGCTTTAGTTTCTGGAAGAATACCACTAAGAGCATCTTTCCATGCATTCTTCATTACCTGTGAAGCTGCATCTCTGAAAGCATTAGATAGTTCTGTGCGGGCGAAGTCAATCATGCCCTTCATAGTTAGTTCTGACTTCTGCATCATATCAAAGAACTTATCAATAGAATTATCTGTAGCAGCTATTAGGCCTTCGTTAAATACAGAAGCCGCTGACTGCGCTGCGCGGCTGGCCGCGCGAATTTTGTTGGTGAAATCTTCAGCAACCTGGCCCATATATTCACCAGTGAATCCCTGACCTGATTTCTCCATACTACGCATAGTTTCTTCTGTTTGTACTAATGCTTTTTGGTACTCTGCTTGTAATATTATAGCGGTTTTATTAAGTTCATTAATTTTTTCTTGTTCAATACCTTTATCTTTTAATAATTGTAGTTCTCTCTCAAAGTTAAGTTTTAACTGATTGGCTGTGGTAGAATCTACTTGTTTTTGACCTAGAGCTGCGGCTTTGCTGGCTTCTTCTCTCATTTTGTCAGAGTATTTTTTACGTATATCTTCTTCCTCTTTAGATAGAGCTAAACTTCTCTCTTTTGCATCTATTTGTAGATTTAAAAGATCTGTTTGCTTTCCAAACTCTATGCCCGAAGATTTAGAAATAACATTATTGCCTTCAAGAGTACTACTAATTGATTTAGCTGTAGAGATTTGTTGCTTTTTTAATTCTAGATTTAGACTTTGTATCTCTAAATTACGTAGTATTTCTCGGGCTTCCACCTGTTTGTTTAAGTAATCTGTTTGTACTTTTAAAATATTATCAATACGTTTTTGTATATACTCTTGGTTTATGGTTTGCTTAGTAGCTTCTACCTGCAATTTTATAGCTTCTTCTGTTAATTTATATACTTTTTCATTCCCACCAGATTTATGCTTTTCTCTAGCATCTAGCATTTCTTCTTCAGCTTTTTTATCTGCTAGGGTTAAGGCTAGCAGCTTGGCCTTGTTAAGTAATTCCTGAGGTATTAGTTTGTTTTTACGTTCGTATATATCTATTTCTTTACTTACTTGATCTAATCGTGCCTTTCCTAGAGCTGACTCAGCTTGTAGTAAGTCTTTTCGTTGCTGTGTAGCCTCTTTTTGGGTATCTTTTACTTTTATAATACCTTGTAGCATTTTTGCAAAATCCTCTGGATTACTGCCTTTCTTAGACTGCTCCAGTCTAAGTTCCTCTTCTAATTTTGCAACAATATCTGTATGGAATTTTAAAGTAGCGGCGTCTAGTGCGAGATTACCTAACTTAACTTGCGTCTGTAACGTCTCTAGTACGCTCCTTCTGGCTTGTAAGTTAAATTCTAGCTCTTTTATCCTTAGTAATCTTGTTTGTACAACTTCTAATTCTTTTGTTATCCCTAAGTACGCTGTAATTTCTGGTGTAAGTTTAGACAGAAAAGTATTATATACATTATTTCTTTGACCGGCGTCTACTTGGCTAATACCTTTTTTAAATTCTTCTATAGCATCATTAGCTTTACTTAAATTACTATCTTTTATAGATTCTTTCTTTGACGCTGATAAAATTGCTTGTCCAAATTCTGAACCGGCTTTAGATATATCTTTTAATACAGATTCTGTATTCTTGGATTTTTTAGCCATTCTATCAAGACTATCCATAGCCATACCAACTGCAGTGCTATACTCTTCCCAGTTTTTTGTAGTATCCGCTACTTCAGACTTTAGTTTTACTATTTGTGGTGCATCATTTTTATCTGCTTTAGCTAAAGCTGCATCTAATAACTTAAGTACTGCCAATCTAGAGGCATTTAACTGATTTGAGTCTAGTATCCCTTCTCTTTCAGATTTATAGTAGTTTGATACTTTTTCTGCCTCCTCCCCTAGCTGTGAGGATATAGAATCTAAAGTATTAGCGCGTAATGCCTGTAATGCTACTTCTTCTTCTATTGTTCTATTGGCTATACTATTTAACTTATTGTACTTGGCTAGACTAGCATAGGCTGTTTCTGCTATTTGGGCACTTTCTTCATGAGTTTTATTCAAGTCCTCGTTGCCTTTAGAATATAATCCCAAAGCTTTAGAGCCCCAATCAAATAGCTCAAATAAGATAGTTGCTGCTGTAGCTATAAGCCCTATAGCTCCTAATGCTTTATTAACTCCTGCTCCAATTGCTGATGCTGCCGTAGCAAATTTATATCCAGCTACTGTAGCCCCAACCATAGCCCTACCATACCAATTTAATACTTGAGTAGTTCTTATAATACCATTAGACAAAGTTATCTGTGTTCTGGTAGCCTGCCCATTAGCTATTGCTTTCATTGTAGCGGCGGCGGCTACACGCTTTAATCCCATTTCTTGGGCACGTAGGTGTTCAGTACTACCCGATCCATGTAAATAAGCTGCCTGCTGTACATTGGATCTACTACGTAATTCTGCACTAATTAAACGAGAATTAGCTTTATCAGCAGCTAACTGTTTAGATATGTTGGGTTGACTATCTGGCAGAGGTTTATCACTAGTAGCTTTTCTTTCTTGTTCTAAACGTAATAATTCTTTCTCTTCAGCTATCTGATTATTTAAGGCACTATTAATTCTGGTAATATAACTTAGAGATTCTTGTAACTTTAATGCTCTTACCTGGGATAGATGTATCTCTTCCTCTAATAATAGTAGACCTTTTGTATTAAGACTATTAGATTGTCTTTCTTGATTTAATTGTACTGTCTTTTTTGCTATTATTTCGTTTTCTTTAGCTATAGATTGTGAAAGTGTTGTTTCTTTTGTTTTTAATGCTTTAATTGCTGCTGGGTTCTCTTGTAGTTCACTAAAAGATCCAGCTTTTAAAATATTGGCTCTTACTTGTGTAGTTTTTCCAAATATAGGGGCTACCGCACTCTGAGCAAAAGATAATTCTTTAGCTCTCTGTACTTCTACAAGTTTTTGTTGTGCTGTAATCTTAGATTTAATATCGGCTAGTTCTTTTTCTCTTAAAATTTTAGCATCACTATACGTAGATAATTTGGCTTGTTTAATATCCTTTTCGGCATTAATAAGTTTATTTTTGGTAGCCTCTACTGCTCTAGGATCTACTGTAAATATTTTATTAATTTCTGGTATAGCTCTAGTTATTAGAGATTTTACCAAAAGTAATATACCTGCTACTACCAGGCCAAAATTATCTGCTAGTACTCCGGCTATTGGGGCTATTACCTTGTTGATAACATTAGCTATATCAATAGCTGCATCTGTTACAGTAGCTAAAAGTTTTGTATATGGATTTATGTCTTTTAATTCTGCTGCGTCTTTAAACTTATCATTTAATTGTTTTTGTACTGCTTCTGTATACGCTAACATTTTTTGATAACTAGTTAAGTTATCTACTGTTGTACCTAGGCTCTTGGCATATTCTCGCTGTGCTTCTGTTGCCTTAACTGTTACACCTAGTTCATCAATTAGTTCTGGTTCTAATTTGGTAACACCTCTTATAACACGAGTAATAGAGTCTGACATATCTCTGCCTAAGGCTATAGATGCCCCTTTGGCCCCTTTAGTTAGATTCTCTATCTGTTTACGTGTAAGGCCTGCAGAAGTTGCTAAAGTAGTTAATTGTAGGGCTTCTTTACTGCTGATGGCAAATTCTGTTATTTCCTTCATAGAATCGGCCATATTACGTATAGCTGCTCCAGTAGATGCCTCAAGTAGTTTTGCACCCTTTATCATTACTTCAAAGTCCATAGCAGACTTCAGCGCATTAAAAGCAGCACCTACAGCAAATATATTGGCAGCAAATGTAGCATATACGTGTACGAGCCCACCTAAGCCCTGCGATTGTTTGGCGAAGTCTCTGCCTGCAGCACCAGTTCCTACAGCCCCACGAGCTACGCCATATGAATTAAGTTCGTCGTCAACAGTGGCTTGTGCACGTGAGGCAGGAGCTGCTGCACGTGACGCGGCCGCACGACTTCCTGCCGTGCCACCGACATTCATTCTTGAAGCTGTTTGCTGAGCCCGGCTAAGATTTTGATTTAGCTGTTGTGCCTGTTGATTTACCTGCCCCAAATTGGTCTGAAGCTGTAACTGCATCTGTATAGTATTACCGGCCATACGTACCTCGCTTTTTTCCGATACGGAATTTCATTTTTCATATATTATAGCACTGCACCTAGACAATGTCAATGATAAATTTTTTAATGCAAAAAAGCCCACCAATTTTACTTGGCAGGCTTTTTTGCATTAATTATACTAGAACGAATATTATCGATTATTTGAATTATGGCGAAACAGGTTTTTCTATCTTCTATCTCTGCAATACTAAATACATCGCTAATACCCGACATTACTTTACCCATATATACGCCATTCATTCCATCCCAATTATCTTGAAGCATATTATACACCATAAGGGCTTCTTGGACATCATCGGACAGATCATCGTATTCTACAGGTATTTCTGACTCAACTGGTTCGTTACCCAGAGCAGCACACATTTCGAAATAAGTATCCTTAGTTACCTTTGCTTCCGCATTAAGGTAAAAGGACTTTATTTGCTCTTGGAGGGCGCTCCACTGGGCTGCTGAAAATTTGAAAGTTCTGTGACTGTTTCGCTAACAAAAGAATCGAAAGAGGCACTAGCCTTCATTAGATATAGAGCATTCTCTCTTGAATATCCTAATGTATCGTCTGGATCCTGTCCGGATACATCGACTGGAGCTAGTTGCTCGAGATAGGAAAACTTTAGGCCTTTCCACCCTTTAATACTTGCATCTACATACAACTGTAAAAAGAGGTCGTCGTTGAGGCTTTCAACTTGTTGACGATTTTTCCATTCAATCTTTGTGGCCTTTTTTCTGATTTTCATTAGCTCTTCACGAGATAGGAAAGATAGATTTAATTTAAAATCTGGAAGACCAGGATACTCTACCTCTACATCTTTGCTAGGAACTAGTAGGCTCTTTAGACTTACTTCTGACATTTATTATATACCTTTTATTAAAGAAAAAAGAGGGCAGGCAAGCTTATAACCTGCCCCCGTAAAGCATCAATTACGCTGCGTAATAACGTAGTGTAATGTCGTTTGTGTTTTCAATATCGTAAGCTGCGCCGGTTACACCGATTAGATCGCTTGCAGTACCTTGACCACTAAATGTAATAGCGGTAGATACAACATCTGCAATATCAACACTTGGTACGCCAATAACTGCACCAGGCATTTCTAGCTCTACACGAGTACCGTTGCTACTACCACCTACTTCAACTTGCAACCAGTACTTGGTTTCAGCTGCTGTAGATATGTTGGTTAACATATTAGCTAGTAGGTCTGCTGCTTGGCCTGTTCCAGTACGTAGGTAAGCATTAATAGTACCAGATACTGCACGAGCACCAGTGAAGTAACCGATTGGAGTATTAACAGTACCAATATTATTTGGAGTAACATAGTTAATATTGTTAGCAATCTGAATACTACCACCAGTTAGAGCAATAGTATAAGTAGCTGCACCAGTACCTACGCCACCTAGTGTAGACTTCAACTGTACCGTTGATAGCTTATTAGTGATATAAGCTGCATCAGTTACCTTAGTTGTAAAGTTACCAGCTAGGCCACCTGTTAAGGTATTGCCTGACAATGTTACAGCTGAAGCTATGTTATTTAATAGTGTACCCTTGGCTGACCAAGCTACCATAGAGATAGCATCTAGACCGAAATCGATCTGGGCACTATCAATAGCGCAATTGTCAATAGTATACCATGCATTATCAACGTTAAAGATAAATCCAATAGGTTGTAGCTGGTTTCTATTAGAATGTGCAGAAGTTATTAAACCAAATGGTGTAGTAATGCCTGTAGCTGTTGACTGGTCATTCCAAGCAGATTGGGTAAACTTAACTGCTGAAGAAACTGTAACGTTAGCTACTGTAACTGCTGCTGATGCAGGAGGTGCTGTCAAATATGTACCAACTAAAGAAGAACTTGTGCTAGAAGTAACTTTAAATGGGGCATTATAAGGTGCTGCCGCTGTACCTGTTAGACCACGCATAGTATAAATACTATTAGCTGTTAAAGCCGTCATACCTGAACCACTTAAAGTAAAGGTAGGTGACGATGTAGTAGATCTAACTAAAGTAGTGGCTGGTGTACCACCTAATGTAGTTGCTGTAACTGTATTAGGAACACCATCAGTTGTTCCCTCAATACCTACGTAACCTAGAAGGGCATTCCATAGAACTTTTTCTTCTGCTCCAACTGTAGCAGTATTATTCTTTGGACGAATATAGGTAGAGAAAGATATTTCAACTGGATTAAGAGCTGTATTGAATGCTCTGGATCCACGAATAGGTGTAGTACCTGCTTCATTAATCTGAACATTGGTATTGTTAGTACCTTGAGAGAAGCTGAAACCATCTAGAACTTGAATCTCCCAACAATTAGTTGTAGTAAAACCAGTGGTTTTAACTGCTCCAGTCGCTGTATTCAAGTTAGTAGTAACAAACACTCTACTATTTCTTGATAAATTATATGCCATATTTTATCCTTTTAATATGGTTGTGTTCTTTTTAGCTTGACTAGATATTTATCTGTACCTGCCTTAAAGAACTGGGTATTGAACCGTAATATTTACTTCACCTACACCGTATGGCTCTAGGAGTCCCTCATCCGTAACTATGGAATTGATCAGAATTTCAGTAGTTTGAGCACCTGCGGTTTCAGTATCGTATACTAGAGTTCGATTCGTATCGATAACCTTCTCTACATCTTCTAGAAGGTTTTCTAATTCTTGTGCGGGATTCTCTCCCTTTACGTACAACTTAAGGGATATACCAAGGAATCCCCATTTAAATCCGGCAGGAAGATACTCTCTAGTTTCTGAACCTGTGGACATGTAGATAGCTGGGAAATCTGATACTTCGTCCCAGAACTTCAATTTAGGGTATGCATTACTAAATATATTAGTATTATACCCACCTGAACCATCTATTAACTTTAATTTCTCTGCCAATGCTTTGGCTATTGATGTTCTTACTGACATACTCTCCATCCTTTATGAGATTTTCTATGCCCATTTAGTACAGCACCTAAATTTGTATGTTGTAAGTTATGCTGCTTGGCAAATTCTTTTATATTATCAATATTTGTGAATACTTCTCCTGTTGGAGATATTAGATTAGGATTTATTTTTCCCAGTGCCTTTGAGGAAAATTTATGTCCTTTATTATGTATACCTTTAATACTTTTTAAGATATCATACTTATATGGATACACTTCCTCTAACCATTTATAGTTACTTAAACTGGCTATACTTCTAACTGTATACACAGATACAGCTGTAATGTCTGCAATATCAGATGCAGTCAAGTGCTGTTCATCTACTAAAAGATTAAATACTTTAAGGATTTGTTCGTTAGAATATTTGGAACATGGATTGTTAGTACCTCGTAAACCTAGGTGGCCCCGTCGTCCTCTTGACTCATCATATGTATTAAAACCATTTAATACACTATTAAATATATCTATAGCAATATTTTCATTCTCATCTAGTGTAGACTCAGTACACTCTAATAATATCTTTAGCTTAGGAATACCATACAGATTATATGCTTCCATTAACTTTTCTGAACTTGTATTATTTTTAAGGCTATATTTATGTTGACCGAATCTATATTCTATATTATTAGATTGTCCTATATAAACTTTATCTGTACCTTCAAATTCTAAACAATATATACCTATTGTCATGGTTGTTCTCCTGAAAGAAATTGAGGGCTGTTGTTCAGGCAACAGTTAACGGCTCATGACTTCCGAACCCTCTTAAATTATAATGATACTGCCCTTAATCTATTACCGACTATACCAGCCGCTATTTCTCTAATAGATTTAGATATTAAAGTTTTGGGATCTCTGGCTGCTGAGTATTGTTTTCCACCCTCTGAAAAAGTAGCATATGGATTTCGCATCCAGCTGTAAAAAGCAGTTATCATTCCTTGCCTTGACTCGCTTAAACGCTCAATTTTTGCCGATTCTGCAAGTCTGCCTGTTCTGTTTTGTAATCTAGGTTTGCCCATATTCTTTTTAATTTGCTGAGCAAGTGCCTGATTCAGCAGAGTCTGTAGATTGGCGAGACTGGATTGTTTAGGTTTTGGTTTAGGTATACTTTGCTTAGTTACTTTAGCAGTACCTGCGGTAGCTGCTACTTTTGGACCTTTTAACGGCTCTAGTTGTTTACTCTTAGGTATTTTCTTTTTAAGTACACTTCCTGGATCTATCTTACCATTTTTAATAATGGAAGCTACTCTATAGCCTATTTCTTCTTCTATAGATCTAGAAAAATGTACATTAGCTAATAGTTTTACTAGCTCTGCTTTTAGTACACCCTCTACCTGGGATCCCCATTTAATTTGATTTTCTAGGGAATCCTGTGGTACTACTATATTTATATTTATTCCTGCACTAAGTACTGCTGCTCCAAAATCCTTAGATAGCTCAGATTCTATTAATGTACCATAAGAGTGAGTAGTCTGTAGTCTACCAATTAATGCAGATATTTCTTGTAAAGCCGAAGAGACTGTATTGGCACTACTTAGTTGAAAAAGTACACTATTAACTTCATCTGGCAGATCTATACTAGAAGCAACCCCTGTGGACTTTTCTACAAGTGCTTGTAATAGGGCTTCTGTAGCTCTCAACTGCACGTACAGGGGGGACTGCGCTTGATCTTTTAAAGGAGAATCTAATGGATGGTGTATAACTACGTGACCTAGGTCAATACCAGCTTCTTTGGTGGTACCACGCTGCCCAGACCTAAGTTCAATAGTAGTATAGTCCGCTTTTACTCTGTCAATTAGCCCTCTAAATCTAACATTTAGGTCACTAGAGAATCTTTGGGCTTGGGCGAAATCTTTGAAAAAGACTCCATAAATTTCCCCGTCCTTATATACAGGACAAGGAAATGGTAGTAATCCAAAAGTTTCATTATTTAGGGGTGTCTTAGAATCTAAAATAATACCGCTAGGTAGTTTAATAGTACGTTGTGGTATAAATGTACCACCTATTAAATTAATTGGATTAGCTCCCCCATACTTACTGCTTTTTACTAGATCCTTTATCTGAGACATTAAATATTCTTTAGTATCTACTGTTTTCTTATTGATCTTTATAGTATCATACAGTTTGCTAAGTAGGGGGCCTTCTAATATCTTAGTAGATATAGGTATAAAATGTGGTTTACTATCTAGTCTAGCTAGTAGAGGATTTGCTCCGCTTTTTCTAGCTTTAATTATCTTTTCTTCGATATACTTTAATAAAGTATTCGCATCCATATCAACTCACATTCGCTAAATATAGGTCGAATACTCTTGCAATATGTGAAGGTAGTGTGTTCTTAGTAATATACTCAATCTGAACAGTATTGGAACCAGCGTCGCGCTGTGACTTAACTGCCATATCATTTTTCAAATAATATGTACAGAGATCCATTACTGCGATTTTTAAATCTTCAGGGATCTCTTCGAATCCAGCAGTATAAGTAACTTTGTACCCATTAACTGCTGCAGGGAAAGATCCTTCACTATTAATTGGTACTATTACATGGTTAACTCTATCTGTAGCAAAGTCGGTAAATTCTGTAAGCGCAGTATACGTTGCGCCGTAATCGCTTGAATACTCTACACTAGAAACTGCAACTATTGGATACTCGCCTAGTAGAAGGAAATCTCCTCCTTCATGTATTTCTTCTTTAGCATCACTAAAGTAATCAACAAATGTTCTACGGCAGTACGTTTTGCAAAGCTGACTAGCTTTTGGTATAATATTCTTAATTGCTGCATCTTGATTGGTGCTGGATATTCCGGCGTACGCTTTATATTCAGCTAATGTAAATAGATCAGTAGCCATTATATCTCCTTATGAGCTTCTTGTATGAACACTATTTGTAGTGCCCATACAAGAAGGGGGACAGTTAAGTCCCCCAATCTTAAATTACGACCAACGTAATGTAGATACGCCTAGACCGTTGACTGTAGAAACCTGGGTCATACCAGTACGCATAGAGGCTACTAGAACCTTACGCTGAGTTTCGACTAGATCTTGTGTATCGAAGCGAACGCCGCGCTGATTACCAACAATGAAGTTAGCTGGAGCGATTGCAACGCCGCAGATGTTGGTAGTAGCGGTTGTAGTACCACCAGCCTTAGCACCGAATGCATCGGAAACTAGAACTGGAGTATTGCCAACCATACCAACTTGACCAGTTAGAAGAGTAGCTGCAGAGCCAACCTTATCCATTGTCTGGAATGAAGTATCATCTAATAGATCGAAGTAAACATCGGTAGAAACAACGTAAACCATTTCAGCTGGGTCTAGGCCCCATACACCTAGATCCTTACGTAGTGAACGTAGGTTAGCGATAGAAGCAGCACCAGTATTTGTTGGGTTAACAGCAGAAGTTGCGTCGTAGATTGCTAGGCCCTTAACTGGGTCAGAACCAGAACCAGCACCTAGTAAGAATGCCTTATCGACAGCCTTAGCAACACGACGGATCATACCATCACGGATGATTGGTAGAAGAACTAATAGAGCATCTTCCTCTTCTTCGTATGCTAGGTACTCACGGGTAGCAACCTTGTATGCGTTTAGAGTGATTTCCTTTAGTTGATGAGTTTGAGCAGCACCAGCAGATTCAGTAGTACCGAAAGCTGTGTTAGCCATCCATGTAGCAAAACCAGCTTCTGGGTTTACTGGGATAGTCATAACGTTAGTCTGCATATTGATGTTGCGTAGTAGAGGAGCAACAACTAGGCGACGGCGAATCTCAGATTCCATGTTCATGGAAACTTCTAATTCCCATGTAGCGGAAGGAACGTGAGCACCGGCCTTCTCGATTAGGCCATGACCGAACTTAGTAGCTTCGATGGACTTGCCCATGATCTTTGATAAGAAAACGGCCTTTTCACGATCTGCATAAGCAGACTTCTCGCTGTTCTTATCGCCAAACTGCATCTTGCTTTGCTGGATAGCAGCTAGTTCAGCAGCCTTCTCCTTAAGAGCACCTTCTAGACCTTCTAGAGCCTTCTTTGAGGACTCAGCTTGGTCGTTTAGACGCTTCTCAACTTCAGCAAGTAGCTTCTCAGCACCTGATTCCTTAACTTCGATAGCTGACTTAACAGCAGCTTCGATTTCTGCCTTGCGAGCAGCTTCAGCAGCAATAGCGGCCTTCTCGGCAGCTTGCTTTTCTTCTAGAGCCTTAGTAGCAGCGGCAGCGGCTTCAGCAGCGGTTTTAGCTAGAAGTTGTTCTAATTCCTTTGGATCCATATTCCATTCCTTTTTTGTATTGTCAGCACTCTGTGCAGGCGGCTGAATCTCTTTAGCTTCTTCCGTCTTTGCAGTGTACTGCTTTTTAAAATTACTATATTCCTCGTCATTTTCGAATGACTTAGATAGACTAAATATACTATCCTGGTTCGCAGGCACTGATACTACTGAAATTTCTAGAAGTTCTAGTTCTTTAATAATGAAAATGTCAGTTAGTGAATCATAAGTAGCGTCTTTAATGGCAAAGCCAACACTGAACGCCGTTAGTACACCATCTTTTACTAAATTAAATACGTCTTCAGCTGCTGCCGAAATACGTGCTTTTATCCATAAACCTTTATCATCAACCCTATACTCTTCCATTCTACCACAAGGACTATCATGGTCATGATAGGCAAGGATAATAGGATTTTTTAAGTAGTTTTCAAGAGCTCCAGTCCACGCCGTCATTGGGATGACGTCGCCTGCTCTATCTAAAGTAGTAGTATTTGCATATCCTTCTACATAAACAGATTCGGTATCCTCGGACTTAGATACGCTCTTGCTGAATTGCTGATTAAGGTATAGTATCTTATCTTTTATTTCCATAAGACTCCTTTATGGTGCAACCTTATCTGGCTTTGGAGGGGCACCACCCTCACTAGGATTAGCAGCTGATCCTGCTATATTTGCTGGCACTCTAATATCATCTTGACCCGAAATTGGAGCATATCGTAGTTCTTCTCTAGCTTCATTTGGTGTAATAACTCCACCATTTACTAATGTAGCGTGATAGGAGGCGATATCTTTCAGTTCAGGTTGTAGGGACGAGACATTAGAGGTCACAACTTCGACATCATATCCAAAGTATCTTTCTATAGCTGACGTAAACTTACGAACTACAGGTAGAACTGTCTCTAGATAGAATAATCTTAAATTAGGAGAAATATTGGCGTTGTTACCACCGTCGATCAGGACTTCTGGTACACCTAGGGCCATTAGAATCTTAGTATTATGGGTCTTGATAGAGTTATCAAAATCCATATCCTTAAAATTAGTATCTCCTATACTCTTTAATTTCATACCGCTATCCAATATCATTGGGCGGCGAGCACCGTTCTTAACTGAGTATTTCTGAGTCCATCCTTGAATGGTTCTCTCTTTAGCCATCTGGCTAAGTGTATTTTCAGTCTCTAGAACGATGCCTGCGATAGCTCCGTTGTCAAAGAATTGATCCTGGAACTGTTGCATCTTATAAAGAGTATTTAATGTTCTGTTAGCGGCGGCTAGTCTACTTGTTCCTCGGTATATCGAGGAGCTTGAGACATCTTTAATATGTATAATTTCATCAGGTTTAAACTTAGTAATGCCGTTATACTCATAACCCTTTACAAAAGTCTTTTCATCTGGCAGCACAACCATGTGTGCAGCTGGTAGATGGTAAAGAAAGGCTCCGTCATAGTAAATGAAGATATTACCTTCAATTATCAGATCTGTAAATAGGTGAGTTCTAAACTCTTGTGCAGACTGATACGGGTTAGGTCTAAAATTAAGTAGTGTATTTAGAGACTTTTGTCTAACTCCCTGTACTACACCCTCTGTAGTTTTATCTTTAATATCGTAATCTAAGCTAGCTGCTCCGGATACGATAAGGTTAACGCCACGACTTACTGTTTCTATTTTTTCGAATGCTTGACTGTACCCGGCTAATGAATCTGTAGCTACGTTGGTACCTTCGTTAAACATTATTAATTCTTGTGCTGGATTCGCTTTTTCACGAAACCAGTTCATTGGATTCCAATCCATAGTATTCCTTAGTAGAAGGAGCTAAATAGTCCTTTAGGCTTTTCGCCTTCTAATCCCAGGGCTTTAGCTTTTTGCTTCTCTATCCACCGACACTGCTTTTCAGAACTATTTAATGGAGGAGCTTTGCCGAATATACCATGTAATTTTTGATGGTGCTTAAGGCAGAGCGTAAATACCCATTCATATATTTCCTGTCTATGGGACTCTATAAACTCATCTCTAACTGCTAGAATTCCTGCATCTGTGCTAATATCATAACCTTTTTCTTTGGCCCATTTTTCGAGTAATATTGTAAGAGATGTTGTATGATGTAACTCTAGTTCGGTTTTTGCTGAACAGATGAAGCATTCATCCTTCTTTTCGTACGCCGATTTAGCACGATCACGAACATGTTTTACAGCTACTCTTTTATTTGTATTAGCGCTCATGCAAGTATCCAACCTTTATAGCTAGGTCTTTGTCTACGTAATACTTTTCCTAAATATGCTTTACAAATTTTATGCTCTGATGCAAATTTAGTTATATTTTCTACTTTATACACTGTACCTTCTGGAGACATTATTTCTGGATACTCTATGCCTTTTCCCTTTGCGGAGCTTCGTATACTTTGTCTTAATATATTAGCCTTCTTTATATCGGCATAAATTTCTGGATACTCTATTTGTAACCATTTATGTGTACGTCCAGTAGCTATATCTCTTACAGTAGATATAGAAATATTTGTTATTTCAGCTATATATTTATGAGTATGTGGATCTGTCAATAAAAGAAAACATTCTAATAACTGATCTTTTGTATACTTTAAATTACTAGACTCTAGTCCGGCTAGTCCCCCTACTGACTCGGTACCTCCAGTGGTTGAGTTAAGACCATTTATATAGGAATTATATACTTCAATAGCATTTATTTCCAAATCATTTAAATTATCTTCATTAGTTTCTTCTATTAAGATACTAAAAGTAGGTGGCCCGAAAATATTATAAGCTTTTTGTAGCTTTTCAGATCCCTGTTGTAATCTTAGAGCATATAAATGTTCTTTGAATCTCTTTTCTATATGCTTCGATTGTCCAATATATACTTTATCGGTACCCTCAAACTGAAGGCAGTATATACCTATAGTCACTATATTCTCCATAAAGAATTCTAGGGGCCTCTGTTATGGCAGAGGTTAACGGTTAATTAGGCCGATCCCCATTTATTTTTTCCACAAAATCTCATTTTCCATTATTGTACACCTCTAGCAAGTAAAAGTCAAGAACAAAATTTTTTATGCTACATAGAAACAAAAATACCCGCATAAAAGCGGGTATTTTTATTATATACGGTTAAACACTCTATCCCAGAAGCCACGATTGATTAACTCTGTAACCTTAGCATTACTTTCATTAAGTAAGCTTTTTGTTACCCATAACTCTTTCTCTAACTCCTGTAAAGCGGTACCATCCTTGACCCTAGCAAGCTCATCTTTTAACTTATCACGTTCAGTAGTTACATCGGACCACTGCATATAGTGCTCGAAGGTGCTAAGATCCCAAGCTGCATAAGGTACCCTATCTACTAGTTCTGTCTCTTCAATACTAAGTACATTAGGTCTAGTACTGTTAAGTATATCGTTAGACCAGTGCAGGTTAATATAGTAAGATTCTAGTATGTCTATATGGTGCTTATGACATAGACGTATAATACTAAACTGTGGCAATCCGCAGCTGTTATACGTAGCTTGTATGGCTTTTGTGTGTCGTCCGGACTCCATCTCACGTATGTGAGTCTTCCATCGGTTCTCAATGTTTTCCGATTTGCCAATGTAGTATGACCCGTCACTAAAGTCAAATCGGTATATTCCGCTAATCATAATGTAAATGTATATAGAGCGTATCTAATAGCGTCAGCTATGTGGGATGCGTCGTTGTGTAATGGTTTCTCGGTTATTAGGGATTCGTTAGGATCCCACTGGTATTGGTCTAGAGCGTCTAGAACCCAGGTGCACTTGCGTAGCACTTTAAGTCGACCCTGCTGTACTACGGTTTGGCAGTATGCAATACCTTCTAGCACTTGCTTCTTAGCTTTAATTGTGGCGATATCGTATTGGTAGGCTAAATCTGCTGCAAACTGTGCAGCTGCTGAGTCGATAAATACGCTGTCTACGCCATGGTGGTCTATTATCTCTCGCAGTTTCACGGCATGTTGAGCCGTGGTTTTCTCAGCTTCTAGATAGTCGTCCACAATACAGAAGTAATCCTCTTCGATATTGTACGCTATTACTACGAATGCGGTTGGGTCTTTGTAGCCAGGGTCCAAGCCGCCGATGTATTCCCACTTTCCGATAGGTTGCTCGTCTAGTATATGTTCTTCGTCTAGCGAGTAGATCTGGCCTTCGTAGCTGTTGAATGAGGCCATGTACTCCTGCTCGAATTCGGCAGCAGTCATGGTCTTTTTCGCTTCGTCCACGTCAGCCTTAGACATACGAGTATTTTCAGTCCAGTCCGCGATTAAGCTAACCCATTCAGGATACTCGTTACTATACCCACGCGCGTGAAAGCGAGAGAACCAGTTCTTTTTACCTCGAGGTGTTGAGATAAAGATAGCCTTAGATCCGGGTTTATCTAGCGTAGGACGCAAAGATACATTGAATGCAGCCTCACCATCAGTAGATAGAGCAGCCTCGTCAAAGAGAATAAGATTGTAAGACCTACCGACACAAGAATCGACTTGATTGATAGAACCCATACGAATAGTAGACCCATTAGAGAGTTCAATTACTTTATCCTTTACGTTATCTCGTAGTACCTCTAAATCAAACGTCTGTATTAACTTACGCTGTAACTCGAAACTAATAGTACTCAAAGAATAGTTCGGCGACATAATTAGCACATTACAGTTAGGTATCAACATCACCATTTGTGCTATGATATTTGATATGTAAGTTTTGCCTAATCGTCGTGATAGAGCCGCACAGACGAACCTGTATTTAGGCGAGTTAATTGCGTTGATTAATGCAATTTGGGGTCTGTTCAGTTCTTCTAATACTGACCCTCGGCCGCTAGGCGATGGCAATAGCTCTAAATACTTCTCGATTGGTAACTTGATATATCTAACACCAACATCAAAGTCTACTAAATCATCAGCATAGACATCATCTCTGCTTATTGTAAGCATTTCTCAATCCTATCAAATACCACGTCCCAAGACTGAGGGTTATTAAATACGCGTATATTAGGATACCATACAGACGATCCAACCGAGGTATTAACTGTACCCCATCTAAAGTCAGTCTCTTTATACGGTTGAATTAGCCATCCCTCTCTCCCGAGCGCACCGACCATGTGCATACTAGACGTGTCGACACCAATAACGAGATCAAGCCCATTAATGTACTCTGCGGTTTCCTTCCACGTCCGTGGCTGTAGCCCCACAACATCCCGAGAGCCTTTAAAATCTGGTTGAAGACAATAAAGCTTCCCATACTTAGCAAACCGACTAAAGCGGCCAACAGTAGTACTACGATAAGCATCATTAGCATGAGTGGAATTACCACTAAATACAATACCAATGTGTTTACCAGGACCAAAATCGTGCGCACCATACTTACCTTCTAACCAATTATAATTACGTGTAACATCTGGAAAGCATTCTCCAAGGCTACACATAGGATAAGCTACAGTAGCATCACATTCACTAGCATCTCTAACAGTATGATATCCGGCTAACTCAAATACTTCGCCAAGATTATTATCACACTGTACATACACGCGTTCAAATTTTTCGGATAGCCTATCAAGGTACCTAGCAAACATTAGATTATCACCAATGCCCTGCTCCACTAGAACTACAATAGATGAACCACTAGAGACAGTATCCCAATACATGAGATTCTCTTTCATGTTCTTCATCTTGACTGGCTTAGCTTTTAAGAATCTAGCCTTATACATTTCCCAGCCATGGGCAAAATCCTCTAAATCACCACTAGTACTGGCAATTCGTAGCCAAGCGGTACTAGAGTTCCACCAGCAATCCCAAGCTTTAGGGTCTATGCGAATAGCTTTTCTATAACAATCTAACGCTGCCACATCATCTCCATACATATAGTAAGCTAGTCCAAGATTGTTTAATACTTGAACCATTATTGCATCTGGAGTTCCTAGTAAAGAGGGAGCATTTAATGCCTCCTTATAATACTTCCACATCATAGCATCTTGACCCACAGCTCGGTAGGCTACTCCAAGATTATTGCATACCTCCATGCAAGGATAAATATCGTAGGCTTTTTTAAGATATTGAATTGCTTTTTTAAAGTTGTTCTTTTCTAAATATATTACACCTTTATTGTAGATAGGTGTTACTTCTTCATGCGCTAAAATCATTTTGATCCTAAAAGTTTACTTATCAATGAACCATACTTGGTTCCATCGCCACCAAACTCGTTCACTTGCATATTAACTTGCGTTTGAACCTTATTACCAGAGCGAATCTTCTCTAGCTGAATTTCACGATCTAGGATATCCATAGACATTTTGTGCGACATAGCTAGAAGATCTGCAATATCTTTAGATGAGCCTACTTCGGCCTCATCTAGTTCTTGCAACTTCTTCTGGATGATAACATCCATCACTTGTCTAAGTTTAAATCTATTATTGAACCCTAAGTCGGCAAATACAGTATTTATATATGCTCTTATTTCTTTTCTATCTAATGCATCTACAACGTAGTCTGGTGGCACTCCTAAAATATCGGCTACTTTTTGTATATTTTGATTCTCTAGATAGGTATTTGCAACTTCTAAAAATTCTGGTGAAATTTGAAGGGCTTGTGCTGGGCTTGCGGTAGGTAAATTCATATTATATACGGAAACATTCCGTTTCCCCTCCTCGATATTTAGGAAAAGTAGTTGGTACATACTTATACTCAGAGGTAGAATTTAACCACTTTTTTTCCAAGATAAGCGCTTCTGTCAGAGATAGACTAATATCTATTAATATCTCGTATGTTGGGTAACCTCTTAGTCGTTCTTTTATAGACCTTTGTGTTATACCTGCTTTAAAGAAGTCATCTTCTAAAAAGTATACTAAGTATAAGATGGTCTCTCTATCTTTTATTAAAAATCCTTTTTTATTTGGGGGTACATTAGCTAACTCTAGAGCATTACTCCAGGTATTGAATCTATTTATGAAAGTATGCGCACATGGTATATTTTTATCTTTGATTCTATCAAAGTCTTCCATAGTGTACACTCCGCTACTGGCTAGAATCTCCAATAACTCTTCATCTGTCCATTTTTGTATACCACCAGAACTTCTAGTTGTTTTACCAGCTAAAGAAACTGCAGTATTCCATGAGCCAAATCTATTTATGAAAGTATGCGCACATGGTACTCCATCAGTCCTATGTTTGTAGTTTGCCATTCTAGGATCTGGATCATTTTTTAAGAAGTTTATCAGTTCTTCGTCTGTGTATGTTTTATAAATTCGTTTTTGTAATCCAAGTCTTGCTCTTTTTACCTCTATAGATCCTTCTGATCTACCTAATTCTAAGCCTACCTGTTTATTGGTATAACCTTGTAAAAGAAATTCTTTTAATAAATCTTCTTCTTCTTGTGTCCATATCATATTAATTTAGTATAATTTATTAGTATAGGTAAAATTATAGCATATTAACTAAATATTGTCAAGTATATTTTTGTTGTATCCTACGAGATTAACAAAAATATTATTCAGTTTATAACACCTATTAGTATGTAGAATAATTCCTTTGGATACCGCGTGCGGGTGTGTCATTAGCTGGCACGGTTTATGCTAGTTTATTAACCGCCCTGGTCTATAAGCCTGGCTGATGGGAGCATAGAAAACTTTGAATTGACATCGCAACCTGGCGCGACTACAATAACAACATCAGATAACGAAAGAGAAATAAAAAATGTTTAACACTAATGGACACATGACACAAGATAACTTTAATGCTGTTGCATCTAAGGATCTGTTTCGTGCCATCTGGATTGCAAAGCACATGGGCGTAGCTGATACGGTTATGCGTGCGTGGGTTGCTGCTGTTCTTGCTGTTCTGAAAAAATAATCTTGACTTCTGATGTTGCTTGTTCTATAATATAATCTCACTGATACGAAAGGAAACGCCATGACTGCAAAGACTGTTAATTACACTCCTGAGCAAACCGCTGTTCTGATTTCGCGCTATGTTGATGAGAAGGTTAGCGTTGAGGCTATCGCTGCTGAATTCGGCAAGAGCGTGCGTTCCATTGTTGCCAAGCTTTCGCGTGAAGGCGTATATAAGGCTAAGGAATACACCACGAAAAAGGGTGATGCTCCGGTGAAGAAGGATGCGCTTGCATCTGAGCTGATGCTGTTGGTTGGCTTGACTGAGGCTGAAGCTGATAGCCTTGGCAAGGCTAATAAGACTGCCTTGGCTAAGATTCTGGCTATCGTTAAGGCTGCAAAGATTAGCAATGCTAATGATGTAAGCTGATGGATTATGGCACGGTTCCTGCTGTAAGCAGGGATCGTGCCAGGCTGAAAGAAAAAGGCCTTGAAAATCAAGGACTTAGGCCAGGGCCTGGGTAAGCTATTGATTTATAACACTTAATTCTGCGCCTACGACCATGGCACGGTTTTTGCTATCCCTGGGCTTGTTACAATTTGTTACAATTAAGGGCTTGACTCTGCCATCCGATCAACTATAATTCAATCATAGCAAAACGAAATGGAGATTGAAATGCTCAAGGTTATGTGTTCTGATTTGGCAACCGGTAATCGCAAGGTTTTCGCGGTTTGTGCAACTCCTAAAATGGCGCTTGGCATTCAAAAGCGTATGAATGAACGGAATGAGGAAGCTACTAAATTTACTGGCAAAGCTATCCGTTTCGTTTATTTCGTTGTTCGTTCGAGGTAAATCATGGAATACTTCATTGGCTTAATTGTTCTGCTGCTTGTTCCTGAGATCCTGAATTCGGTTATTGATGCCGTCAAAGAATGGGAAGAATTGACAAAATGAAATACGACGTTGTTAAACTCCACGCTTTCGCTAATAAAATCGCCGTTGCTTTTTGGGATTATGCCAAGCAATATTGGCGTGAGGATATTGGCGAAATGCCGGAAATTCGGATGAATTCGCGATTGACTAGCACTGCCGGTCGCGCTTTTCTTCAAGATAACTATGTCGATTTGTCTTGCTATCTGTTGCAGAATAACCCCGAATATTTCCGCATCGATACTATTCCACATGAATTGTGCCATCATATTGCTTTCCGTATTTATGGTGATCGTGGTCACGGTAAGGGTTGGAAATATGTAATGAAATCGATGGGATTATCCGGTGATCGTTGTCATACGAGGCAAACTAAATATCAAGCTGAAAGGGCTAAATAATGTCATACGTTACTATTAATAAACATGATGCTGGTATTCTGTTTAATACTGCGGAATTGGCTGCGTTGGCCGTATTTAATAAATATGAGCAAACGATTAAAGAATACTATGCTGATAGGATTACAACTAAAAAGATTCTGGGGATTAGCTTTAAGGTTGATAATTCTAGAATGCAGGACGAAATGTCAATAATTATTCCTAAATATAGGGTTAAAGAGACAATTGATAAGATTCGGCAATTGAATGCAATGCTTGAATACGCCGATGAAATGAATATTTCAACAAAAGACTGGGAAATTATTACTCGCTATATGTGAGCACTTACCAACCAAAAAGGTCTTTAGAATCAAGGGCTTAGCGGGGCCCTGGCCTAACCCCTTGATTTATAAGGGGTTAGGCCAGAAACGCACCAACCTGGGGCGCGCCGATTTTACCACGGCCGGCGTGGAATGTCAATAGGCCGCGGCATCAAATGTTTTTATGGGCGCATAAAAATTACTTCGAAAAAATTTTTGCGAAAACGCTTGACAGCCTGGGGCAATGGGCGCATAATACGTTCATCAAATAACGAAAGGTAATAAACAAATGTCAATTAAGCGTGTTCAGATTTACGATATGGATGGAACCATTGTGGATTCCACGCATCGTTATCGGACGATTTCGGAAAATGGAATCGAAAAGATTGATCTTGAATATTGGCGTGCTAATGAATATCGCGCAATGGATGATTCATTGCTTCCGCTTGCAGATCAATATAAGGCTGATTTGGCTGATCCTGAATGCTATGTTATTATCGCAACTGCTCGCGTTCTGAATGAACCGGATATTAAATTCATTAATGAAATTCTCGGGAAACCGGATTATATTATTTCTCGGAAACCGGATAGCAGCATTTCCGGCGGTGTTTTAAAGGTTAATGGATTGCGTAAATTCTTTAATCTCAAGAATTTCAAAAATGCTGCGTTTGTGTTTTATGAGGATAATGCAGCATATCTGAAAAAGGTTTGCGATACTTTTAAAATCTCCGGTGTATATTGTCCGTCTAATCAGGGTCACTAAAATCATGGCTAAAAAAGAATATTTCCTCATTGTTGATACTGAAACGACGGCGAATGATACTGTTTTCGATTTCGGTGCGGTTGTTTGTGATCGCAAGGGTAATATTGTGCAGAAATGCGCGATTATCGTAAAAGAGGAATTGGATAAAGATTTGTTCTTTGATCCGAAAGCGGAAGGCATTTGGTCGCGTCAATATGCGAATAAGAAAAAAGCCGGTTATCTGGAAATGATTAATAATGGTAATCGGATGGTCGCATCTGTTGCCGCTGTTAATCGTTGGCTTGAAAAGGTAGCGGCTAAATATAATCCGACTATTACCGCTTATAATTTCGCTTTTGATCGTGAGAAATGCGCGAAAACCGGAATTGATTTGTCGATGTTTAATTCTAGCTTCTGCCTTTGGCATTTGTCCTGCTCGATTTATGCTAAGACTAAGGCTTATCGGCAATTTATTCTCGATAATCATTATTTCGGTAATCGGACTAAATTCGGCAATATGACTTACAAAACCAATGCCGAGGTTATGGCTCATTTTGTAACTGGTAATTATTCAGAAGAACCGCATACTGCAATTGAAGATGCTCAATATTATGAGCTTCCGATTCTGGTTTCTATTCTGAAAAAGAAAGGCTGGAAAAATAAAATTGGAACCGCTTATAATTGGAAAGATTACCAATTAAAAGATAATTTTAAGGCTTAATAGGAAAATATAAAATGAATACTTTAATTTATCGTGAAAATGGGAATATTGAACAAAAAGAATTCAAATCAATATATGAGGCTGCAAACTGGGTAAAAGAAAATACCGGATATTTTGAGGCAAATGAGAATATTTTAATTGTTGATTGGAAAATGAAAGAACAGCAATGGTTCCAATTGCAATTAACTATTAAATTGGTTGAATTAGAATAATATTATAAATATGGCTGATATACTATTTATAATCTGGATAATATATTGGCTATATATTGCCTTTATTGCTGAATAATATTATAAATAGGTCTTATATAAGACCTATTTTTTCGGCCAGGATGTAAGCGAGCACTCACTCCAGAAAAAGCCTTTAGAATCAAGGACTTAGGTGGAGGCCCCGCTAACCCCTTGATTTATAAGGACTATTTTTCGACTATCAATGACTTACAGAACATGGCACGCTTCTTGCTTCAATCCTGGCTCATAAGAAATTTTTATGCTAGGATAGAAATTACTTCGAAAAAAGTTCTTGACAAGATGAAACGGTCGGAGCATAATATGCCCATGTTAAACGATAGGATTAATTGAAATGATTGCTTGGATTGGTACGATTTGCGGTATTATTGGTGCTTTGCTTGTTGCCGCTAATAATGGTCATCAGGACATTGGTTATATGTTCTTTTTGGTAGGTGCGGGTTTTTCTCTTGCATCATCGATCAAAGAAAAGCACAAAGCGAATATCGCTCTTTGGTCGGTTTTCTTTTCGATTAATGTTTATGGATTGATGCGTTATGTCTAAGAAATTGGAAAATGAGGTTAAGCGATTCGCTTATGATTTTATGGAAAAAATGGGCTGGAAACCTGTCCATATTAATCGGATCAAAATCTCTAATATGCGTCGTTATAAGGGATTGTGTATAACTGAAGATTGCGAATCGGTTTATATCATCCTGAGCGAGCATACTCACGACAACAATAAGGATTTTTTCGCTACGCTTATTCATGAATTGATCCATGCACATTTGCTGATTAATAAGCATAAGTTTATGTCACATCATAAGCATGGCAAAATGTTTAAGCGTTACGCTAAAAAGGTTGAAAAGAAAACAAACGGATATTATACTGTCGAGGAAATCGTAAAATGAAAAAGACTTTCGAGGAATGGAAAAAGCAGGTTGATCTGGAAATCGAAAAGCGTGCTTATGGCTTGAATTCTGACGATCTGCCCGATTATGATTATTGGGCTGAATGGGAAGCCGGAGAATCTCCGGTTTTTACTGCAAAGGCTGCAATTCAAAACGCGAAGGATTATTAAAATGGAATTCGATCTAGTTGATGAAATGATGTGGGAAGATTTAATTGATTTTGAATCTCTTGAATCTGTCGGGCTTGAGGATTCATATTGTGGAGATACTGTTCCGGCGGCCCAGGCTGTATATTACTCGGAGGAAATGTGATATGATAAAACTCGTTATTTCTTTTGATGAATTCGAAGGCGTATTAGGTCATCTTGATCCGCATTTGGATGCCGCTTGCCAAGCAATGGAAGCATATAACGATTGGCTTTGCGATTATCTGGAAAATCAATTCCCTGATTGGGATATTGAACTGGCATTTGATTTTAATAATGCCGAATGGGATTTTGATAATACCGAGGTACATATTCCAATGATCGTGCAATAATCGTGCCAGCAAAACCCCGAAAAGTCCTTACAAATCAAGGACTTAGCGGGGCCCCTGGCTAACTCATTGATTTTAAAGGCTTTTTTCGGCGTATGACAGCATAATATCCTGGGCTTGTCCAATCAAATTTTTCTATATGAGGATAGAAATTTTCGTGTTGCTTTGCCGAATCCGATTCTGTATAATTCTTTACATGGGATGACGAACTGGCTCAACGAAATCCCAAACCCTAAACCGAGCCACTAGGAAAATGCTATGACCAAGACCGTCAATTATACTCCGGAACAAACCGTTGAACTCGTTTCCGCTTATACCGCGAATCCGTCGCAAGAAACTGTTGTGATGTTTGCCGAAAAGCTCGGCAAGTCGGTTCGGTCGATTGTTGCCAAACTCTCCCGCGAGGGCGTTTATAAGGCCAAGGAATACACGACCAAGAAGGGTGAAAAGCCGGTCAAGAAGGATTCGATGGCTGACGCTATCGGTGCGGTTCTCAAGCTGACCGAAGCTGAAACCGATTCGCTTGCGAAGGCTAACAAAACGGCTCTTGCCAAGATTTTCGAGGCTCTTGCCAATTCCAAGCCGATCGACGGCTAAAAGCAAAAAGCATACCAGATACCCGCTTCGGCGGGTATTTTTTCGTCCCGAGCCAGGCGGGCACGATTCTTGCGCCCAAATTTTGTGCCAGCGCCTGGGCATGATAATTGCTAATAGGAATCGCACGTAACCCATTGATTCACTAAAAATAAGCCTTTACAATCAAGCACTTAGGGCCGGGGCCCCATAAACCTTTGAAAGTCAAGACAATTTTTTCGAACCTTATCAGGCACTTACCTCCGCCGACCATCACCTAAGTTGCCGCCGCCAGCGCGCGAATCAAGGACTTACGTCACGAACCTCCAAAAATTCATCCATCAAATCAACCACTTATACCACCATAAATCCGCAGCTCCGCTGCGCCTGAGTGCAAAAACAGTGCAAATCCTAAATTTTCGAGGGCTGCCCCAAGCCTTGTCAAGTGCAAAAATCTCAACCTGCCACCGCCGGACCGCTACACCAGTGCAGGTGCGAAAATTTTGAGGCCCCTGGCTGCGCCCATTATAAAGTGGGAAACCTGTGAGTGTCAAGACTAAATTTTCGAAGGTTGGACCTGGCGGCGAAATAAGTGAAGAACAATTAGTGCCTGGCTCGCGGCCTTCGCCGCAATTTGGCACGATTTATTTTCCATAGCGGCAATTTGGCACGATTTAGGGTCAAATTCAAACAATTTAGGACAATTTATGCGATTTGTGCGCTTTTTGCGACATAAGTACCGAATTTGGCACTTGTGCTCGGCGTGGTGGGCCGGATTTTAACCTATTCCAAACCGCTTCAGGCTTGAAATTTCTGTCTTGATATAAAAAACCGGAGCGACTATAATATAAAAATGTTGTGAAGCCCTGGCACTTTGGGAAACAATAAAAAATTTAGACTTGCGACACGGAGTTAAAGCGAATATAATATTTACATGATGTGAGAGAGGGGAACCAAGATGGATGAGGATAGAATCACTTCTTTTTGGTATGATACGTCGCTTGAATGGGGCGTTACCGTAGCAGAAGCATCAGATGAAAATGTTGTGTGTAGCATAGTAGCAGCGATGTTTGAAGACGATGTACCGTTTTAACATCCTGACCCTAAATTGTAGCAAACCGTAGCAAATTGTTTTACACATTATCAATATTGGCTGAGGACTGCGAAGCCAAACAACCAAAACCAAATCAAGAAAGGCAGCAAATTATGAACACGAAAGTCCAAAACTACTCCGCCGAAACCGTTGAAAAGATGGTGTTCGATTACAAAGCTGGTGTTGCTGTTGAGCAAATCGCTCAGGAAATCGGGAAGTCTGTCCGGTCTGTTGTGGCCAAGCTCTCTCGCGAAGGTGTCTACGTTGCTAAGAAGTCTGCTGCGAAGGCAGATGGCAAGGTCACCAAAGCTGATCTGATCGCTAAGATCGCCGCGAAGTTCGAAGTTGAGGCGGAAGTCCTGGCCTCCCTCGAAAAGGCTACCAAGGAAGCTCTCGAAGTTCTGGCAGCTTAATCAAATTTAGGGTCGGGTGAGCAAAAGATCCTGACCCTAAATTGCTACATGGGCGAAGTGAGAAATTGCTTTCCCTAAACCGCAGCAGGTTGATCACCAAGTGACCGGCTTGCTGCGATTAGAGTAAGAGCAATAAGTCTTAGGTGCGTAGAGACTATAAAAGTGACGCATACCGTAATGGGGAAAACATGTAGAAATTTTACATTAACGAAACCCGTCCTAGTGCTCACTAGAGATTTAACTGTTAGAGCTATGAGCAAGCTAACTAACGTCGGAGAAAGTAACCGACCCTAAATTGCAGCATATCGAAAGGTATGCTGCATTTTTTGTATCTACTCATTTCACCAAAGAAAAAGCCAGGTCTGATTTCTCAGCCTGGCTTTTTTGCTTACTGTTTCAATTCTCTTATACGTTGTTCCATCAGTATAAGTGCTGTTTTTGTTACCTTTTCACAAGATTCCAGCAAATCGATATTAATATCAAGAAGTTTTGCAATCCTCTCGATATACTCCTCTTTCTTAACTGGAGTTTCGCCACGCTTGTTGAGGTACTCTTTCCTCTTATAAACACCTAGCGAGCTTAACTTAGCAATAACTGAGCGAACTGGAACAACTTCAGTATCAGTAGATAACTTAGCAGCTAATTCCTCTACAGGAATACCTGCTTTATAATCTTCTATTAATTTATTTACGATCTCTAAAGTGTATTTCATATTAGATATCCCATTCTAATATAGTTTTAGGTGCTTTTACTTCAGTATCAATTAAGGAGGAAGGCATTTCATCCCAATTACTCGGATTTAGTACCATATACTCATGTCTAATTGTAGGATGAGCAAGCCATACCTGAGTTAACATAATTTTAGCCAACCTGGGTAAAGCATCGAATTCTTCTACACCGGTATGCGTTATAGTAGTAGTGCTAACAGGATTTTTGACTGTTCCAGCCTTATCTCCTGTTTTAATTGTAGATCCAATTACTCGTAGTTCTAGTAGTTCCTCTTTAGTATAGCTTGGACATACACAATACATAGCATTATATATATCTGGATCTACTAAACTCTTAAAGTTTACCCATTTAGAGTAGGGAATGGATTGATACTTCTTAAAGGCAGCTAAAAATAAAGGAACGAGAGCACTATAAGGCAACATATCCGGGCTAGTAGCTTTTACACCGGCGGGGATAATAATACCTCTAGGACTACTCATCAAGTATAGTAACAAACCTTTAAACCATTCTGACCCTAAATCGCAGCGAGTTATTGCTTGCCTAACAGTTAGTACTCCATCATACATACCATCAGCATTCTTAACTGGTGTAACTTTACCCAGATAAGCTAAAGCTTGAGGTAGTGCCCAACTAGAATACTTTGCGAAGGATTTGCGTTGATTAGTACCTTCTGGACCATCTTCATAAACTAACTGAAAGGGTACCTCTTTTAACTCTCTTTTGCTAAAACTAAAAGTTGCCATTTTATTTCTTTCTTGGTGGGTGCGGCATTTTCAGCAATTTGCTATAGCCACTTAAATTAAAAAACAACCAAAAATAGGGGTATTTTCAATTATTAAAAAACCTATTTTTAGCTTAAACAATAAATACAATTTGCCCCAAAAAGACAAATTATATTAAGTGTAACCGAGGTGCGAGCAGATTTAGAAAATTTCTGAGAACATGATCTCTGGGATGAAGGTTTTCGTTTTAGAATTCGAAAAACGCTATCCCAGGAGTTCACAGAAATTTACAAATCTGCAACACCTCGGTAAAATTGAATTAAGTAATCCAATTTATATAATATTATATCATCTGCAGAAGCATAAGTCAAGGATAATTTTTTCTCAGCAGGTGAGGGGCGTTATTTATTGATAGTTATATTATACGGGTTTAAGCGATTAAAGTCAAGTGAGCTTTTGAGGTAGTGAAATTTTAGACTTGAATTTATTAGCGGAATGGTGTATAATATAAAAATGGAGGGAGTATGTACGAGAGAAAATATGTTTCCGCTTTAGAGGATCTAATAATGGATGAGCTACTGCCTATGTATATAGTGGGCTGTAGATCTACTGGTATTGATCCTAGGGCTAATGCAATTTTAGCAAAACTAATGGACGCTAGAAAACTACGAGAAGAAATACCATGGATACTGAAGGCAGAATAGAATTTATAGCACTACTAGACCAGGAACTGGCAGCAGTGCGAGCAATGTTAATTAAAAAGAACGAAGCATACGGCAATTCTGCTCTAAACCCTCTCCGAATTTTCGCCAAAGGCGATAGGTTGGAGGGACTTAGGGTCAGGATGGATGATAAACTTAGTCGGCTTGCCCGAGGCAATGCCGATGATGAGGACGTAGTGTTAGACCTGCTGGGCTACTTACTCATTTATAGAATCGCCCAGCAAGGTCTATGATCGCTACGGGATCACTTTTAGTTGTCTAAGGAGACTAAAAATGCGTAAAACACAACTAATGGGAATGATTGAACTTTTAGACAGTCTGTCTGCTAATACATGGAAGCAAGTGGAAAGCTGGAAACAGAGTATTCCGAACTGGCCACCATATAATTTTAAGAAGACTGACGAAAATCATTATGTAATTGAAATGGCTGTAGCTGGCTTCGGCAGTTCAGACCTGGATATTACAATGGACAAGGATACTTTAGTAATTAAAGGATCCATGACTCCTGACCCTAAAGTGGAGTATATTCACAAAGGTATTGCAGAACGTGCATTTGAAATGGCGTTTCCGCTGCCTAAAACTGTAGAAGTTAAAAACGCTTCTCTAGTAAATGGAATGCTGAAAGTATGGCTAGAAAACTTTGTTCCAGAGGATCAAAAGCCTCGTAAGATCGAAGTTAAGGAAGCTGTATCAGCAGATCTTAAAACTGTAGAAACGGCTAAAATAGCTGCTTAAGCAGGAGCGGGGGCTTTTGCCCCCGTTTTTATATGATAATAAAGACTATACAAACTTATACTATTGAATACGAAGTTCCTGATACGGAACTAATGCGATTTGAACGTTGTCTAGCAGAAGGCGACGATATTAGTGATTATGAAGTTAACCAGGAGTTCTTAGGTGAGCACATCGTCCACAGAGAGAGAACTATCTCCGGACAGGCCTCTAGTTGGCCTTTTAGTTAAAGAAGTAATGAAACATTTAGATAATAACGAAGAAGCAGCATACCGCATATGGTTACTGCTTAGTACCAAATTTGGAGCAGGACAGAAACTGTGGCACTAGTAGAAGAACTTTATCGTACTAACCGCAGTATTAGAACTGCCTGTGAGAACCTGGGTATCGAATTTGAAGCAGATATGTTAGAGGATCTAGAGCAGTGCTCGCACTGCAATATCTGGTATCATAGCTTTGAATTACTACCCGATTTAGACGACAATAATATTTGTAAGTTTTGTGAAAGCTATTATGGATTATGATACTAAAAGAATTTAATATACAGTTAAGAGAAAATGAAGTTAAAGTCCTAGTAGATATTTTAGGTGATTTACCAACTAAAATTGGTGTATATAATATACTTTCTAAAATTGTAGGGCAAGTTAATCTTCAAATAGAAAATGAAAAACGAGAACAAGACGATCCTGAGCCTGTTTGATTATTCTGGAAGGTGGAGTCGACCCTATAAAGAGCTAGGCTACGAAGTGTACCAGGTTGATATTAAATTAGGTATTGACATTCTAGAACTAGATGTTAAAGATATGCCCTTCGATTCTTTGCACGGTATTCTAGCGGCTCCACCTTGTACTGACTTCGCGTCCAGCGGAGCGCAATATTGGAAAGTGAAAGATGCAGATGGAAGAACAGACGCTTCGTTGGCTTTGGTCGACAAAGTACTCGAATTTGTGGACTACTACAACCCTAAATTCTGGGTACTGGAAAATCCTGTGGGAAGATTACCGAAACTCCGTGGACAATTGGGGAGTCCCTGGTACTTCAACCCCAACGAGTTCGCTGGTTGGCTCGAGGGCGAGGAATCAGAGGCAGAGCGATATACAAAAAAGACTGGTCTCTGGGGTAGATTTAACAAACCTGAAAGAAGAAGTCTTGAGGTTACGGGCGCTTCTTGGATAATGAAGCTAGGCGGCAAATCGGAGCGAACTAAAGAACTCCGATCAATGACTCCGTTAGGCTTTGCCTATGCTTTTTGCGCTGCAAATCCTTGACTTGATTTCTTAGCCTAGTCTTGCTATAATATTATTTCTGAGTCGGACAAAGCCCCGATAGTCTAGTGGATGAGGCAACGGTCTTCTAAACCGTTCTAGGTTGGTTCGAATCCAACTCGGGGTGCCAAATAAGGAGAAAGCATGTTTGATTTTAATTCGATCTATCGTGTAGAGTTTAGTGATCATGCAGTTCGTAATATGCTAGAAACTTTGGGTAAGGTATATGATCCTAAAGTGTTATATGACTTCTTTGATATGTTTGCAGGACAGGATAGTTTAAATGGATACTCTCTCTAAAGCTATCCAGTTCGTAATGGAGTTCTATAAGATAGATTACGATACTGCTGTAAAGTATTACATGGATGAAATTGAAGCCTACATTAGAATATTGAATTGGGAATATGATGAGCGAGCGAATTAAGGAACTTATAGCCCAGGCTATGATTGAAGCTCCACACGAAATGGGCGGCAAGTATAAGGCATTCAGTAAAGAGAAGTTCGCAGAGTTGATTATTAAAGAATGCGTCCATATCGCTAACGAATATGTTAGGGAAGGTGGTGCCAGTCAAACTGCTGAATCTCTGATTGGTAAACGAATTAAAGAACACTTTGGAGTAAAATAATGTACGAGTATTATCCAGATCGCTGGGTAATTGTTAAACTCACCAATAAAAAAGGCATTAGCCATAATCGTGTATTTGCAGGTTGGTATGGCGGATATACTGGTGGTGATTCCTGGAAGCTAAATTCAGGTATTGTTGCTGAAGAAGTTACAGAAGATTATTACGATTTTGTTGGTGATAGCGGAAGTGTTTATCGCTGCTATAAAAATGCTTACGGTATGTCAGGATATATGGCAAGCGTATTAGCTAATTGGCAAAGCGAGGAAAACCCTACAGTAACTATTGAAATATATGGAGGAAAATATGAAGCGGAATGTTTACGCCAAGGAAGTAAGAACTAATCCGCTATATCGTATGAGGATTGTTAAGAGCAAGAAGTGTTTTAAGCGTCATGAAAAGCATAGGACTAATCATGCTCAAGCAGTTGAATGATCGTCGTGCAGAAAACTTAGAGTTCCGGTTAGACCAAGCTTATAGAGTAATAAACGAACTAATCGGTGCTCTAACTTGTCCACATGAAGAACTAAGAATGCTAGCTCGAGATGTAGCAGTTAGCTATATGGAGAGTGTAAATGAAAGCCAAACTGTTAGCCAAACTAGAAAGTGAATTGCTTAGGTACAACAAACTGCGTCAAGAACTAATTAGTATCAATTGGATTCGTAACAAAAAAGAAGTAGATCGTGTAGTAGCTTTGCTGTATGAATCAAATAAGTTAATTGCTCAGTACAGAGCAGATTATAATGAGTTTATGAATTCTGATCTTGAATCACTGAGTTAAAGCCTGTATAATATTATTCATACGATGAGGGAACGCAGCCGACTCCGACATTCAAAGGACACGGAAAGCGTCGCAAGGCAAGTACGTCATCGGACATACCATGAGTTTTTAAGTCCAAGTTCTCAGAAAAACTTTTTAGTACTGACCTAGCTAACCACAATCCTGGACGCCAGGCGGCGGGAAGAGTCCAGTGGTCTTATAAACATGAGTTCCCGAACCTCAGAAAATCGGATAAGAGAGCATCACTAGAGTAAAGCGCGTATTCATCGTGAGCGACTCAACATGACGGTGTGGAGAGACCACTGCCGAGTCTAGACAGAAAAATCAATAGGACGGTCAAGCACTCCTATCTCTGTTAGCAAGCCGAGCGAAACTTGACACGTTGCTGGCGTTCTAAATCGACCTTATAAATTTAGCGGATACGGGCTTCACGATACGAAGCCCCTTTAGTAAGTATAGTGTAAAGCGCGAGGATGTCGCGGTTAGTTGCAGCTAGCGAGGTAATTCACCTGCAAGTGTTTACTGACTTTTCACTGTACTTTCTAAAGGAGGTTAAGTATGCGATCATATGCAGTTATTTGTAAGATTAATTGGGAAGTAATTGGTGAAGTATATGCAGCAACATATAACCAAGCACTGACCCTAGCCCGCAACAAGTTTTACTGGACTGAAGTGGCTGTAGCACTTGATTGTCCGGATTCACTCACTTTGGATGCAGCATGAACGAGTCTATTTCTTTGCACATAATTGTAACACCTCTCGACAATGGCGATTTTAGGATCTATTCGAAAGAGTGCAATGCTGAGTATGTAGTAAATAAAAACCAGGTGGAAAGAGAAGTAGGTTCTCTTGCTAAGTTCTGGTGGGCGGCACAAGAAATTTCATCTTGATTTTTCTTAGCGAACCGCGTATAATATTAAAATGATGTGAGAGAACGCAAGGGGAAACAATCGCGATGAGTACCCTTGCCGGCTCTTTGAAGATAATTTAATGCAGTTCACTTGGTGTTCCTAGTGTTCAATCGGGAATATAAGAACTTAATTGGGACTGAAATATAGGCTACGGTTCCAGCCAAGTATACTGCCTTAAGTTATTTTGGGTGATCGGCAGAGTTGGAGGGCTGCGGCGGGCTGTAACCCCGTAACCACTGGTTAGTAGGTTCGAATCCTTCATCACCCACCAATCAACGGAGCACTCGTCTATCGGTTTAGGACATCGCCCTTTCACGGCGGGAAGAGGAGTTCGATTCTCCTGTGCTCTACCAGTCAAGGAAAGCAAATGGATTACTATATTGTATATAATTCAGACGGAAGAATAGTACAGAAGTTTGCTTTCCGTTCCAGTTTATCAGAATATATGAAGACCGCATATGATATGGGTAATAAGGTTACATATCGCAGATTTAAACTTTAGTAGAATAGGGGACACCTGGCGCTGTGCGAATCCCCCGCATGAAGTAGCCACCTAAATTACATAGACAATTTGAGTAATCAGACCGATCTAGTAGTCTTAGATGCCTAGGTCGCCGGACGCTGTAACCGGCTAAGTATATTTAGAAGGCCTGTTCCAGATGGTTGGAGTTAATCGTACTAGCCGGCCAGCTAGTAAGTGTCTTAGTGGTTTCTGTGACCGAGATCGCAAATCGGTACATCCATACTGAAGTCTGCAGCTTTACAGATGACACGAGATTAATGAGGTTCGACTCCTCACGGGCCTTCTAAGTATATTTAAGGAATTAAAATGTCAGCAGACGACTTAATTATTATTTACAGGTGGGCAGATGGTACATGGTGCGAGCCAGAAGAACTAGAAGATATGCTAACCTGGAAAAGTGATGACTTCGAAGTATTATCACTAACACTTGAAGAATTTCAAGACTTATTGTAAAGAATACGGGCGAGTGGCGTAATTGGTAGCCGCGCTGGTCTTAGAAGCCAGTCCTTCGGGGTGAGAGTTCGAGTCTCTCCTCGCCCACCAAATCTATATGAAAACATACGAATATACTCTAACATACTTAAAAGCAAATAAAGAAAGAACTAGATATATTGCTGGTTCTGAGGGTAAATATGTTCAGATAATGCAACATACCCTTGATGTAGTGGCGTACATATATGAAAAGCAACCTATAGATGTACTAAACGATTTTGCAGATGTTAAATTAGATAAATAATGGCCGAGTGGTGAAATTGGTATACACAAGGGACTTAATTAAATTTGAGCACTAAGATAGGAATATTTTATGTGAATGTTGTCAAATTCGGTGAAAGCTAAGTCGAAAGATATGCTAATACCGAGCCAAGCTTGAGGTTGTATATGGGTTATGAAACTAAGTACGCTAACTGGAAAGAATTGGTAATTGAAGCTTCACAAACTACTAATTCAGCTACAGAAGCAGCAGCTAAGTTAGATATTAAATACGATACTTATAAGAAGTATGCAATTAAGTATGGAGTATTTAAAACTAATCAAGCTGGTATAGGGGTTTCCAAACCTAAGCAGGATAATATAGGAAAAATACCGTTAATTGATATTTTGGAAGGAAAACACCCTCAATATCAGTCCAATAAACTAAGGCTTCGACTACTGTCGGAAAAGGTATTTATACATAGATGCAGTGGTTGTGATCTAGAACTATGGTTGGGTAATCCAATACCATTAGAGCTAGATCATATTGATGGTAATTCATCTAATCACCTATTAGAGAATTTAAGACTACTGTGCCCTAATTGTCATGCTCTAACCTCTACATATAGAGGTAGAAATAAACTTCAAGAAGGTGTAGAGACTAGATGGCAACCATCCAGACCGGATGAAGGTATAGTCCAGACCACGAAATGAACAGTGTAGTGAAAACTATAGTGGTATGAAAATCCCTCGCTTATGGCATGCCGGTTCAAGTCCGGCCTCGGCTACCAGGAGATAAAATGAAAGTACGTGTTGATCTTGATAGTTGTACGCAATTCTATATGCAGGATGAGGAAGTACTCTCTATTCTAGATCCTGATGGTTATTACAAGACTATTGAAGTACCATTTACCCTAGTCGCTGAATATCGCAGACTAGCTGAAGAAAACGATAAGATGCAAGCAATTCTAAAGAAGATCTATTATGAAAATTTCCGAGCTGATCTCAAAACTGCAGCAGCTTAATCACGATCATTGGGCTGCAATGAAACAAGTAACTCCAATGGGTCACCAAATTCCAGAGCCTGATATTTATGTAGAGCAGTGGGATGGGGTAGAAGGATTTCAAGGTTTCACTAAAGAAATCGACGTAATCCTAGACCTGGGCACTGGAGTACAGATTATTCCGCTCCTGTAGCTCAATTGGTTAGAGCAGCGGACTCATAATCCGTTGGTTACTGGTTCGAGTCCAGTCGGGAGCACCAGATAAAGAAAGGGGCATAGTATGGCAAATATATTCTTTGCCTCAGATCATCACCTGGGGCATGAAAACATGCTCAAGTTTAAGAGAAATGATGATAGTCCACTAAGGGATTTTTCACACGTCGATCATATGAATGAATATATCATAGAACGACATAATGCTAGAGTTAGACCAGGTGATAAAACCTACTTTCTAGGTGATGTAGTTATGTCACATAAGTGGCTATATCTCCTAGATAGAATGAATGGTGAGAAGGTACTGATTAAAGGAAACCACGATACTGCTAAACTATCTCAGTATACTCCTTATTTCAAGGATATTCGCGGTAGTCATCAGTTTTCTGGCATTATAATGACTCACATACCAATTCATTCTGAGTGTCTAGCTAGATGGGGTGTTAATATTCATGGGCATCTACACTACCATAAAATTATGGATCAGTATGGTAGACCAGATAAGCGTTATTACAACGTAAGTATGGAATGCCTAAAAGATTATACACCGATCAGCTTAGAGGAAATAAAATCTGAACTTGATCTCATGGCTTAATCTTGCTATAATATTATTTCTGAAGTGCGGAAGGCAATATGAATGAGATACTTCGTTAGGCATTCCAAATTTCAGACTTGATTTTGTTAATCGAAGCCTGTATAATATTCATATACACTGAGGAAAGCGAATAGCGCTTAACGACGGTTAAGCTACTCGGGCGCAAACGGCGGGTGACGCGTCCTGATATAATCAGACCTCCGCTACGGACAGTTAGCTGCTGACTCCCAAATTGGTCACTTAGTGTATAACTTAGTAGTGTGGACTAGTGCGAAGCAGGTATGAAGTGAGGCTCAGGCGGAACGGAGTCTGTGAACCGGAGTGAAGCATACTAAGATAGCTTTATTAGGGAGCTTAATATCCTAGTACGGTGGTAGTAGTCGGAACTACTCCAACGCTTGAAGGTAAGTGCTTGCAGAACTGGTGTGACAATCGGTCAATATTCTGCATAAACCTTCATTAGTTAGTACGATAAGCCTGTTGGGGTATTCAGAATATCCCGTTCAAAAGGTTCAAATCCTGGTTAAGCATGGCGTGCTGAACAGGGCAAGATAAACTAACTAATATAAACCTACTGATGATCTGAGGTGGTAACTCAGTGAAACGGCAGACAATCTAGCGAATAGTCGCGAACTACTCAATATAGTTCCCTACATAGCGGTCTGTCCGTATAGGTAAACCAAGAAGTGTGGATAACTGCCATGCCACTAGCGAGGAAGTCAACGCTCCTCAATATATGACAACGATAGTACGTTGCATTGACCCAAGGGTTAGGGGCTATAGTTCAAAATGGCCTGTCTTACTTAACCCGATCCCTATCGGCATATGTTGCAGAATAATATAGAACCTTGGTAAAACGGGTTGTGCTATCCGGCCTATAGAAATAAGAGGATAGCATTGGTGAGTACTATAAGTTCGCAAATGTTCCTATAGTAAAGGACGATTGGAAATCGACCACCTGGTCATAAGAGCCGAGACCTTATAAATAGGCAGTTTCCGTGGCTTGAAGCGGATTAGAGTGGGTATTGAGAGTACAGACACTATAAACAAGCAACTCTCTAGTGGTGCAACCCACTATTGAAAAACTAATAGTGCAACATTACGGAATTTAAGCACTTTAATCCTAGAAATTCCTAGGCCATGCCACAAGCCGAATATAACTGTAGATTGCTTGAGTCACCCGTACTCAGACACACACGGTAGGATACTGTCGACGTCCCGTAGAGAAGAGTTTTAAACTAGTAGTGTTTCTGCTTCTATCTGACTACGAAAAACGGTAAATCAGTTTCAGATAACGTGTAACTCCGTATGAAACGTCTATTAGATGCCTTTGTACTTTGAGCATTAATCAAATGTTGACTAGCCTGACGCTGGCTACGAGTCCCGTAAGGACAGTACGTAGTGATGGGATCCTGACCAAGTCACTAAAATCTTGTGGTAAGGGGCAAAGGCTGGATATTCGTATCCGGCCTTTGTTTTCTCTAGGTATTATTAGTTTAGTACCTAGAGAAAACAAAGGAGAGCCTAAATGATTGAATGCATGAACGCTAAAGAATATATTACTTTCGACCCTAAATTGCAAGAACACCTCCAGGCTTACTACACTCTCCACTATCGTGGAAAGCAGAGTAATCTGAGATTTCGCTTGGAGAAACCCTTTACTAACGTAGTTGCTATGATGCAGCATAAGATCTGCGAAATGCAACTGCAGCAATCCATTAAAGGATTTGCACTCGACCTGAGGTATTAATATGCTAGTCAAACTGCTATCGGATCTACACCTGCACGGTAATAATCCGTTTCGCTATGTCGATCACGGAGAGCACGTTTGCATCCTAGCAGGTGATATTTCAGAAGGTATGCATGGTGTGGAATGGGCGCTGGCTCGTATTCCTCGCCATATCCAGGTACTGTATGTTCCTGGCAACCACGAGTATTACGGGCAGGACTATCCTGCTCTTAATGCTCGCTTTGCACATCATAATACCTTAGGTACTCATGTGCACGTTATGTTGAATTCAGTATTTACCAAAGACAATTGGGACGTAGAATTTGTAGGAACTACGCTTTGGTCGGACTTCAACCTGTATGACAACCCTGTACGCCATGCTATTTCTTGGAAAATGGGTCTTAATGACTCTAGGTGGATTAAGTGCAATTCGCATACGATCACGCCTCAACACTTCCAGAATTGGAATAGCCAGGCATTAGTGTTTCTGAAGCAAGTTGCAGAAACCCCCACAAATAAGTCTCGTGTACTTGTAACACACTACTGCCCCGATTTGTCGGTGGCGCCCAAGTACCGAAACGATCCGCTAACTCCTGGATTTGCTACGCGTATTCCTGTGGATACGCATGAAAAGTTCCAGTACCATTTCCATGGGCATACTCACTCTAGTATGAATTACGAGTATAACTATGGGACTAAGGTAGTCTGTAATCCTAGAGGATATGGTTACGAAAATATGTCAGGATTTAATGAGGAGTTAGTGTTAGATATTTGAAAGGAGTTCTATGGAACCCATGTCTAACTACTACTTTAACGGTAAGTGTTATGTAAAGCGAAGTAAATGGCCTAGACGAATCAGGGCTTCAATATCCGCCCTGTTCGTCGCCTTTGCGACAACTTTTACATACGAACCAAGTTATGCACAGTATCAATTATTCAAGAGTGATAAAGTTAAGTATGTGGAATACATACAAGACAATAACCCTAGAATAACAGGATCAGAAGCTCGAGAAATAGCAATAGCAGCTATTAAATGGGCGCAAGAGTTTAAAGTGGATGAAAAACTGCTTCTAGCGATGGCTAAAGTAGAGTCCAATTTTCATAAGCATGCCATTAGTTCATCAGGAGCATATGGCATAATGCAGGTAATACCAGTATGGCACAAGCCCAAGATCTTGGAGGCACGTAACAAGCTAGGAAATCCAGAACTTTTTAATATAAATACAAACCTATTCCTAGGTGCTTGGGTATTTAGAGACTGTACGTTAAACAGTACAACTTTGAATAAAGCATTACTCTGCTATTCTGGACAAACACCAGGCTACGACCAAAAGGTTTTGGCGGAGTACAATGAGCTTAAAAAATTATGACTTGATTTTATTTTACATCAAGTGTATAATATTATTTTAAGTGAGGAAAACATGGCAAAGGCTTATACTAAAGAGTTTTTGATTGATGTTTATATGCACAAGTATATCAAGTGTGGATTTATTCCTATTGAGGACTTGTGCAACCTCGAAGAATTAGCTATCAAATTCTACGATAAAGTGGGACGAGATGAATTCAGAAAATACGCAGATGTCACCCCAGAAAGAATCAAAGACTATAACCTACAGGCTAGTGTATAGTGATGAATCTGAAGTGATTAAAACATTCGCTTCTGAAAAAGAAGCTGCATGGTTTATTCACAATGAAGGTGATCATATAGTATATTGCAATAGAATTGTCGCAGGCTAGAGAAACGGCATCTCGCCACCCTCATAAGGTGGAGGTACCTGGTTCGACTCCAGGGCTCTGCAACCAATAGAGATAGATCAGGGATCACTAGACTTTCATAAGGTTTACAGTTGGGATCGTTACCCAATGTCTCTACCAGTTTTTGTTGGCAAGTAGCTCAGAGGTAGTAGCGATGCGCTGTTAACGCATTGGTCGTAGGTTCGATCCCTACCTTGCCAGCCACAGAACATAGGTGCCTCCGGCTATGTTGTCCATCCCTAGGACATTATCCGCAACGTGGGCGAAAAATAGATATGTAGGCAGGGTTCATATCTATCCTTATTAAGAACTGCTGAGGGTCGTCGCCCAACAGTGAAAAGACTAGCAGAACATGAACTTTAGGGAGTTCTATAGCTATCCCATTCGCAAGAGTGGGTAAATTAAACCTGATCCTAAAGCGTGTCAGATTTCGTGTTCCCACACGACAACAGACCTAATCAGGACACATCCGAACTAAGACGGTAGTACGGCCTCCGGGAAGAGTTGCTCATATGTAGCGTAAAAATTCTTAGTCAGGTTTAATTTATAAGTGTGGCCCTACCCAAGGGGTGTGAGACAGTGGTTGGAAGGATCTCACTGCATCTAGGAGTCATCCGGTGACACGGAACCTAGTAAACCTACCACACAGGATTTTTGGGGGATTCGTATACTGGGTATTACTCCTGTTTTGCAAGCAGGAAAAAGCGGATCGTAACCGCTATCCTCCACCATAGTTTTAAATCGGAGTGTCGGCCAGCCTGGTAGGTCACTAGCTTTGGGAGCTAGCGCGAAAGCATCGCACGTTCGAATCGTGTCACTCCGACCAATCAAACCCAACCAAACTAATCTGGTGAAAGTGACGGTCTGAAAAGCCGTAAAGCGAGGATCGAAACCTCGGGTTGGGACCAAGTACGGTGTAGTATAAAGGCATTATGACGGTCTCCAAAACCGCTGATGGGGGTTCGATTCCCTCCACCGTAGCCATAAAAAATTTTGACTTGATTTATATTATCGAATAGCGTATAATATTACTTTAAGTCGCAGTTCTATTAAATAAATCAACTGCTGCGTAGTGAGAATTTAGGATGAGGCCTATAACCCCTCTACTTTATTCGCCAGGGTTACTTCATATACTATGAGCCGATACTTCCTGCAATAGAAGGGGAAGAAAGGGGAAGAAAGTGACGAAGTCTCCACTACATATGTCCGTTAAGCTGCGTTCGTTATAGCGCGCAAAGAACCTTGCACGACATTTCTCAGTTGATTTATTTAGTATTGCTGCGTATATAACAGTTACTTCATCTCCAAATAATGATGGAAGGCGTGATGGCCTCCAGTCTCTGTTATAACCTTTTTCTCAATACTAATCTTTTTTCGCTGCGTCTTATACAGTTACTTCAATCTATGGTGATTACAACAATACTGTATATAACTTTTCCTCGAAAATTCCAAAATGACAAAACTAAATCCAAAAACACAAAACACTATTGAACACGCTATCTCGGCCAATGGCAATCTTCAGATTGCTAAAGATCAGGGACAGACGTTCTTTGAGACCCTTGTCGGACATATGTACGGCAAGGATCGTTTCTACACTAGCAATGAAGATGTTGCAAAGCGTTTGCTTTCCGATATCCAAGTCCTCGTTCGTAAGAATAAGTTGGACTATATTGCTAATGTAATTCTGTATGCTCGTGAAAAGGTTTTCATGCGGTCGATGCCTATTCTAGCTACAGTTTACTTTGCTAAGGCATTGCGCGATTCCAAAGTATCCTTTCCACAACTTCGTAATCTAGTTTCTTCGGTCATTCAACGAGCTGACCAGGTAACTGATATGTACGCTGTTGCCTTAGAGGTCTTTGGAGATAAGCGTAAAGTGCCCAATGCCATCAAGCGCGGTGTATCGGACGCCATGAATAAGTTTACCGTATATCACTACGGTAAATATAACCGTGAAGCCGGTGTCACATTCAAAGATGTGGTGCGTATCGTACATCCAGAACCTCGCGATGACAACCAAAGTCAGACTTTCAAGATGATTCTTGAAAACAATCTGCCCGTGCCATATACGTGGGAAACTGAACTCTCCCGCAACGGTCAACTTCCGAAAGAAGTTCAAAAGACTAAGGCTCAGCTATGGGCCGAGCTCGTACAATCCGGCAAACTCGGATATATGGCATTACTTCGTAACCTTCGTAACATAGTTCAGTCAGGGGCTGACGTTATCGGTGAGGTGGCGAAACGGCTAGTCGATGCAGAACAAGTTCACATTTCTAAGCAGCTTCCCTTCTCCTACCTAAAGGCTCTAGACGCCGTTAAGGACGCCCCCGCAAAGCTGAAGTGGGCAGTAAGTGAGGCTCTTGATGTATCCTGTGCTAACGTACCTGCACTAGGAAAGAAAGTGTGGATCATTGTCGATGGTTCCGGCTCTATGTTGGGTTCCCATTATGGACGCATGGGACGCAATGAGGCGCTAGGTGAGTGTCCTTTCCAGACCGCGGCTGTATTTTGTGCAGCCCTGGCTAAATCAAATCGTGATGCTAGTGAACTAGCAGTTACCATCTTTAGCGACAACGCTCAGATGGTTGATCTGAACCCTCGTGATTCAGTATCCACAATGGTGGAGAACCTCACGAAGAAAGTTCAAGGTGGTGGAACTAATCTACAGGCAGCCTTGAATATGAAGTCACGGTTAGGTTTTGAGCCAGACACAGTTGTAATCCTCTCAGATATGGAAGTTAACCAACTGTCAACTGGATCGTATGGTGGAGGCTATTCTTGGAATAGACAAGACAATACGATTGCAAACATCAGCAAGATGTTTGACAAGAACTGCTATAAAGTAGCAGTAAACCTAGCTAGCGGCGTTTCAACGCCGGTTCCAAAAGAGCATGGCTTTGTCCAACTAGCAGGGTTTAGCGAGCGAATCTTCGCCCTAATCCCAGAATTGCGAAATAGTCGGACTACGGTTGAAACACTGTTCAGTCGACCATTTGCAGCAGTTTAAGATAAGGGCGCGTTAGCAATAACGTGCCCTTTTTCTTTCTTGATTTCATTCCTTATAAAGCGTATAATATCTTTATTGAGTGACATTTGGAAAGAAAATGAACATATTCATTCTTGATGATGACGTAGAGCAGTCTGCCAAGTATCACTGCGATCAGCACGTTAATAAGATGATCCTAGAGGCAACGCAGATTATCTGTACAGTACGCACTTTAAAAGGTTGTAAGGATAGTCCATATAAGGCTACACATCCTAAGCATCCTTGCACTATTTGGGCAGGGTCTGCACTAGAGAATTATATTTATACACTAGACTACGCTTGTTACCTTAATGAAGAAGCAAAGCGTAGGTATAATAAGAAAGTTAACCATAAGTCTTATGACGTACTAATGGATCTAACTTTTCCTGACTTTGAACTAATTAACAGAACACCGTTTGCTAGAGCAATGCCGGAACAGTTTAAACGTATTCCTGATACTGTAGAAGCGTATCGTGAATATTACAAAACAAAAGAGTTTGCTACCTGGAAAACAGGCAAACCTAATTGGATAGCGGATATACGTACCGCCTCCTAGGGCAAATATGACGTATCGACAGTAGTGTCCGAATAGCTACCACCCCTTCAGATGAAAAGTATCTGACCAGACGCGGGTAACCTGGAAGAATTCGCTCCTTAGCACTGGTGTGCGGCGAACCCTTATAAAGTTCGGAGACTGGCTAGATGGGCTGGAACGGCTGAGATCGAAACTCAGGAGGAGTACCATGCAAACTGCATTTGTTGTAACTATGATAGCTAAAAGATCCAACTATCACTATGTACTAGGTGTATTCTCTAATGAGACTTTAGCTATACTAGCTGGAAGTAGAGAAGAAAGAGTATACGAGGGTGAATTTCAGTATACAATAGATAAACTAGAGGTAGATAGGTATGCTAAATAAACTAATGTTTAAGATAAAAGATCGTGAAGTTGAACTAACATATGATGAAGCTAAAGCATTGTGGAAGGACCTGGATCTGATTTTTGGTGTACGAGTACCTAATATGCCGGTATATCCTCCGACTGTGATGCCAACGTACCCTCCGTACACTGGAGATCCTGTAAAACCTTTTGTAACATGGTGTATGTAAGATTAATTCTGGCATAGCTCAGTGGTAGAGCAGTGTGTTGATAACGCATTGGTCGCTAGTTCAAATCTAGCTGCCAGAACCAAGGAAGAGTGGCAGAGTCCGGTTTATTGCAACAGTCTTGAAAACTGTCGGTCATGAAAGTGGCCCGTGAGTTCGAATCTCACCTTTTCCGCCAAATAACCTATTGGAGATTATCATGTCCCTAGTACTAGGCCTAGATCAAGCCGGTACTCCCCATCGTTGGATTAATATCGAGGAAGCTGCCATTTATTACGCTAAAGAAACTGTGGCGTGGGAGGCAGGCAGTTCTTTTGTAACACTGCGTGGGGGTGTAAACGCAAAGTCCCACTGTAGATCAGAACTTAATATTAATTCAATCATTGCAGTAAAGGGCGATGATTACTTTAGTAAGAATTACGACACTAACATATCTATTAGTCGTAGAATGCTGTTCAAACGTGATAGAAATATGTGTGCATATTGTGGATCAATATTGCACGATAAAGAACTAGAACTTGAACACGTAACGCCAAAGTCAAAAGGCGGAGCCACTAGCTGGACTAATATTGTTAGTGCTTGCCGTCATTGTAATAGTAAAAAAGATGATCGTACACCTGAACAAGCAGGTATGGAATTGTTATATGTTCCTTACATCCCTAACAGGCACGAAGCATTTATTCTAGCCAATAGAAATATCCTGGCAGATCAAATGGCCTTCCTTCTCCAGGGTGTACCAAAACATTCAAGATTGCTGGATTAGCTCAGCGGTAGAGCAACGCCCTTACAAGGCGAAGGTCGTTGGTTCAACCCCAACATCCAGTACCAAATTAGCGGGATAGTGTAGTTGGAAACACAGCAGACTTTGACTCTGTTATCTCAGGTTCGAACCCTGATCTCGCCGCCAAAAAGAACTAATTATGAAAGACTATTTACCAGTATCACATTTTATGCATGACTATCCACCAACTAAAGCAAAGCTGATGCTAGTAGCATTAGTAGGTAGTGAAGAATTAGCTATAAAGTGGTGGAATAGTCCAAATGAAGGTTTTAATAAACTTTGCCCGAAAGACGTACCTATTGAAGAAGTCTATAGTTACCTCCTAGGGCATCTACAAAGATAGTACCGTGGCCTGAACGGTGAGGGAGCGGATTGCAAACCCGCAGTATGTCGGTTCGAGTCCGACCGGTACTTCCATAAATTGGCACGTTAGCATAGATGGCCTAATGTACTTGCCTGTCACGCGAGAGATCATGGGTTCGAATCCCATACGTGTCGCCATTAACTTTAGTGAGGAGTATTATCATGGCAGAACCAAGAAAGATAGTACCTACTAAAGCTGGAAGTGAGCTTCCTAAGGAAGTTACGCTCCAAGATGCAGCTACACAGGAACTAATTGCAGAAAATGCAGTTACAAATCCTAGTGAACTAAACGCTATAGTAGTTGGTTTAGGACGTGGCAAGGTTGAAGATCCTAGTAAACCAGTGCCAACACAAGTAGTAGAATTTAATAGTCTTTTAGAAGAAGATGCAGCTGCTGCTGGTTTATCCGGTGGTGGTAGTGATGGGGGGCATTCTTTTGTATCCCTTCTGCGAATAGTAGAAGGATTAGACCCCACAAATTATAATTTCCCAATAAACGGTACAGGCGTTCCACCAGAAATACGTGGAGAAGTACTAGCTCTATTACCTGATATTGATGATATTGAAATACCTTTAATACCTGACACTCCTGTTATTCCCGATCTACCGGACGTACCCGATACGCCAGAAGATCCAGAAGATCCAGAAGATCCAGAAGATCCAGAAGATCCAGAAGATCCAGAAGATCCAGAAGATCCAGAAGATCCAGAAGATCCAGAAGATGAAAAAGGTAATAACGGCCACGGCAATAATACAGACGGACAGGATGATAATAATCCTGGCCAAGGCGGTGGCGGACCTAACTCTGACCCTAAGGATGGACAAGATGAAGACGAAGGAAATAAAGGTAACCAAGAAGACTCAACGCCAGGAGTCAACGGCGGAGGGAATAATTCTAGTAATCCTAATCCTAGTGAGCCTTCTAGTCCTCCTGATATAGATAAGGGTGGCCCTAAAGGTAACAATGGCTGGGGTAACGGGGATCAGGATGCACCTGGAAATAGCCTAGAAAATAATAATGCAGAGAATAACCAAAACGGTACACCAGCTCCAAAACTTAAGTTTGAAGACATGGTTGCCCCGCAGGATGACATATTTGCAGGTGGCAGTAACTCTAGCCACGGTAATGATTGGAATATGCCTGATTTGGATACTAATATTCATGCTAAAGTAGTAGAACAGTTAAAAAATAGTCATTAAGACTTTTCCAGGCGTAGAAATACGCCTGGATTTTCCAAAGGAGTTTATTATGATTGCAGAAGTGCAAGAAGAAAATGGTGAACTTTTTATAGAAATCCCAGAGGAAATGCTCAAAGAATTGGGCTGGAACATTGGTGATGAGCTTCTTTGGGAAATCCAAGAGGATAACACAATAGTTTTAAAACGTGCGGGTATCGTATAATGGTATTACTGTAGCCTTCCAAGCTTCAGACGTCAGTTCGATTCTGACTACCCGCTCCAACAGATAAAAATTACTGACTTGAAAAACATTTCATAAGAGTGTATAATATTACTTTAGATGGGAGAGTTCCTGTCTAAAGCATTTTAACTTAAACTAAAGAGAAAACAATGACTACAATGTACTTTGGACATATTTCGGAAGACGTGCTGGAAATGAGTGATGGCTCCTGGGAACCGTTCTACGATAACTACGGCAATGCCTACGAGTTTCAACTTACCATTGAGGAAGATCAAATTACTTTGACTGATTCTATTGGACGCCATGTACCAATCGGGCTGGACGCCGTAGCGTCGATGTCAAGGGCTGTAAAACAAGCTAAGAAAGTGGCTAAGGCATACACCAAGCTGCAAGATATGCAAGATACGGAAGTTATGTTCTTCCTATGATATTTTTTGAATCTAATGTAAATCCACTAAAAGAACTGATTGGGTCTATACCATCAGACGGAATAGTTATTGCTAAAGAATCTTTAGATAAGATAGCACTATTCTTCAGTTCTGGGGGTATTAGATTCGAGAGTTATGGAGAAGTACTACACGCACTACACGCATTTTGTGATTGGTATAACCTAACAACACTAGAACCATACAACGATACTCTAATCTTAAAAAGGATAGACAATGGCCACCAAATCTCGTAGCAAGCATCAAGAAGGTCTTTACAAGGCTTATCAAGCACAGAATCGCCAAGCAGCTAATCGCAAGCGTAAGCTTACCAAGCTGGCAAAGCAGTTCCCAAACAATGAGCAAATTACTCTAGCTCTGAAGAATATTTCTTACCGCCGTGGAACCCCTAAGACTTCTATGTGGTCACATACTAGCAAAGCATGGGCCCAGATGAAAAAGGAGTTCAGTAAGCCTGGTCATGGTTCTCAGCGTAAGGTCTCCGAGAAGGAGATGTTCAAGCTGCGTGCGCGAGCGCACGACGCTGAGGGGAATCTGATTTGGAATTCCTAAGCGCATACGCATTCTTCGCCCTAACAACCTCAATTGCCTCACTTATTATCCTAGTAGGTCCGGTAATTGAGGAATTAAAATCAGTTAAACCAGATAGTCCAATACTAGATAGTCCGTTTATAACATATACTACTTTTATGGTACTATCTCTGTTAATTGCTCCAATTATTTTTATTGCCTGTATCTTTCCCTCATCTAACGAAAAGTTTAAAATCGGACTGCTAAATAGCCTAAAGGATTAAATATGCCCATTCTGACATTCACCTATACTAAGGATACTGGAGAGGTTAGTAACCGAACCCTATTCGCTTTGGAACAGCCTGGCGCAAAATACTTCGGTATTGATATGTCAGAACTAGATCTTGAGGATCAAGTAGCATTCTCAGTAGATATGGATAAGATTGAAGAAGAAAAGCAGCAAAAGATTAAAGATCTGATGGCTCAGTATGATATTAAACATAGTTTTCGTACATTCCTGCCATCAAAAATGTCAGACGTTACTATTGAAGATTAAGTGATTAAATGAATAGTAAGGATAAGGGTAATGTAGGTATTAGTGCAGCTATATTCTATTTTACAAAATTAGGATACACGGTATCTATACCTCTTACAGATAGCCAGAGTTACGATATAATAGTTGATATAGACAGTGTACTGTATAAAGTACAGGTAAAGTATACTTCTATCAAAGCTACTTCTGGAAGTTATGTACTATCTCTAAGATCAATATCAGGAACTACTAAAAAATCTTATGCAACTATAAAAGATCTAGATATTGATTATGTATTTGTATATACAGCTGCAGGGGATCAGGTATTAATTCCAATAACTGAAATAACTAATACTTCTTCCCTTACATTAACCAGAGATATTATTAAAAAATATAGTGGGTTGGATGAGCTGGCTTAAATCGGCGTCCTGCTAAGACGTTGGCTATGGTGAACCCATGGTCCGAGAGTTCGAATCTCTCACCCACTGCCAACTAACATAAGGAGAATATCATGCGATTGTAGATAATTACAGGAGCATAATATGTCTAGAACTTATAGAAATCACACTTTCTCACATTGGTTCAACCCTTTGGAGAAGTTAGTAGATGGGTGGGAACCCGGCAATGATATTTGCTATGTTTGGGGTAGTACTGTCCGTTCGTGGAAAAAGATCGACCCTAAATCGGAGCAAGGTCGTAAAATCCTAGCGAAAGCTAAAAGAGATAAGACCGTTCGTTTTAAGGAACCAGGTCCTGCATGGTTTCGTAACCTTTTTGAAGAGCGTCCTTTGCGTCGTTCTTCAAAGCGTGAGCTGCAGAAGTTTATGGCTGATGAGGACTACGAACCAATCATTGACGCAAGGCAGCGTAAGCGTGTCTATTGGACCTAGTATGGGAACGACTACACTACATAACCGAAAAGAAGCTGAAGTGTCCGGAACTTGCAGTGGAAGGCGTAGGAAGATAGGGTCGGCGTTGGTTCAATCCCATTCCCATACTTTGGCCTACCATATTCGTTGATGGCAAAGTAAAAGTATTCAAGACGGGAGGGGCAGTGCCTCCCCTGGTCCACCAATAAGTAGCTATAAGAGTGACACAGTAGGGTATTAGCAGACGTCCTAGTACCTCTGGAGTAATCATAAACTTAGCTACTTATTAATGGGCCAGTAATAGATTCGATTGGGTATGAATAGCAATGCTGGAGAATCGTCAAGAAAGACGTAAAAATCACAATAATAAATGCAAACGATTCTACGTTCGCTCTAGCCGCTTGAGCTAGATAAGGTTTCGGGACTGTCCCTTATTACCAATACAGTCCCATTTTATAAGTACACTATGTAGGCGAGGGTCCGGTTCCCATAAGCACTCTATCGCTAGTATTTATCGAGAATACTATACGAGTTTAGTGTACTTTTAAAATTTAAATGGAGTAGTTATGGACGATAAACTTATAGAAAAGTATGTGGAGGATGAGACTAAAATAGCTACTATAAACGGTCTACTAATGGCGCAAGCCATATGCTCCAGAAAGTTGCAAGATGTATATAGTAGAGATATTCTTGATATTATGAGAGTAATAGCTCTATCTATAGAAGATATAAAGAATAAATAACGCTACTTTAGCTCAGTTGGTAGAGCACCGCACTTGTAATGCGGGGGTCGTCAGTTCGAATCCGACAAGTAGCACCATATCCCATGAAGTGTAATGAATTTGCACGCAACGCTACGGACGTTGAAGAACGGTTTGATTCCGGCATGGGGTGCCAAATATGGGGGTAAAGCTTTAAGGTGAAGCAACTGGCTTTTAACCAGTAGAACAGGGGTCACTACCCTGTACCCCTACCATTTAAGGAATTATACGGGTAAGACGTCTTATCGGTATAATTTGAGCCGGGGAAGTGGAATCTAGTAGTGACCGGCACTAGATCTATTGGATAAATAGTACATGAAAGAATTCCACCCTAAATTAACAATGCGTGCTTAGCTCAGCTGGTAGAGCGGAACGTTGCCAACGTTCAGGTCGCAGGTTCGAACCCTGTAGCCCGCGCCAAACACATACAAAATTATACGCTGCACTTATAAGAGATACTTCATAAGTTCGACTCTTATATCCGGGGCCACTATCCCGGATACGCCGTTGGTGGCATACTCTTATTACCTTTTCTCGTATATACCAAAATTATGAAACTATATATCGCCGTATTAGATGAAGTACCAGACCATATGGTTCCTACACTAGTAGCTCACACTGTATTAGGTGCAAATGAAGCCTTTAGATTTTATCCTGCGTATCAGGAATGGTTAAATACGTCTTTTAAGAAAGTAGTACTAAGAGTTAATCGTAAAGAGTTTCAAAAGATAACGGAACTTGGTGGAGATAAAGTATATTTAGGGTATGAAAATACTACTCTAAATGCTATATACTCTTGTGCTATAGTACTACCAGGTACTCAGGCCAACGTACTTAAATTTGCCAAAATGTGGAAACCTAAGTATGAAGACAATTTTCCTAGATATTGACGGCGTACTAAACAATACAGCTACTTACATATATAATAGACAACAAAGCCCTAGTAAAAAGTATATAGGGTACAGCCATAGACATATGGATGAAGTAGACCCTAGGTTGCTAGGGTTAGTGCGATACATAGTAGATGAAACAGGCGCTAAGATAGTAATATCTTCTAGTTGGAGAATAATCCATACGCAGAATGAAATTGCACAAGTGTTTGCATATAATGGGTGGCTAGACGCTCCTATTATAGATATGACTCCTAAGTCTATGGACGCTTTTAGAGGAAATGAGATAAAGGCTTGGTTAGATAGCGATGAGTACACTACTAAATACGCTATTTTAGATGACGGAACAGACTTTTATGAGCATCAGCCCCTATTCCGTACAGATGCTACAGTAGGACTTACTTTTATAATAGCTCAGAAAGTAATAGAATTTCTCAATAATTAATGGTGCTTATAGTGTAATGAGAGCATTTGTCTCTGTGAAAGACAAGGACTGAGATTGAAACTCAGTAGGCACCCCAATAGCTCAAAAAATTCTGTATTGAAAAATTTTTGCAAAAGGCGTATAATTTAAAAATGGCAAATGAGAACAATCCACGAAAGTTTAAAGTTTGGGATACAGCAGCACTCAATACTGCCATGTATAATGCAGCAGAAATTAAACATAAGCTAGAGGAAGTATGTAATAAAGCAGGACTTCCATTAGATGAAATTAAGCCGACCCTAATATCTTCAGAATTGCTTTATCTCTTAGCAGAATCTTATTTAGAAGCATATGACGCATTACTTAGGGAAAACCTAATTCATACTACTAGCCCACATAAAACAAAACCCACAATTCATTAAGGAAAATAAATGGCCTGGACCGACGAAGACAAGCAGAAAGTAATTGCCGCATACAAGAGCGCTAATCCTACTCCTGAAACCTCAACTGAAATTATTAAAGACATCGCTGAAGAAATGGATCAGTCCCCCAATGGGATTCGTATGATTCTTGTTCAAGCTGGTGTATACGTTAAGAAGGAAGCTGCAACTGGGGGCACTACCAAGAAGGAAGGTGCTGAAGGTACTAAGCGTGTTTCTAAGGAATCCCAAATCGCGGCACTTAAGGCCGCAATTGAAGACTTCGGTGCAGAAGTCGACGACGAGATTCTTGATAAGCTGACCGGCAAAGCCGCTGCTTATTTCGTAAAAGTTCTCAGCAAGTAATCTTGCTGTGCTATCAAAGGCAGCTTTCGGGCTGCCTTTTTTATTGGATTTAGTATGAATATCTACAATAGAAATCTAGATGCACTAAGAGAAAAAGCCCGTAAAGATTGGGAGAACGAAGAAATAGAAGCAGTAGGGGACTTTGAAACCTACTTTAGTGGTTATCTAGCTTGTTTAAAAAGATTTGGTGGATCGTTTAAAAGAACGCATAAAGAATCTTGGGAAGGAGATGTAGATCGTCAAAGTGGTGCCTTCACGGATTGGGAAATACAAAACGCAACAGCTTGGAGATAAGAATGGCGCGCAAAACCGCAAGAAGTGATGATGAGAGGCTGGATGACAATTCGCTAGAAAGAGTTATTGCGTATCTGCAAGAAAAAGGCGCGACTAAAAAAGTAGCCTGCCAAATTCTTAACATTAGTTATAATACTTCTAGACTAGATAAGCTGATTGAAACTTATAAGCAGAAGAAAGAAAACGATGCGCGTCGTCGCGCGGAAAAGCGAGGTAAGCCCGCTACAAAGGAAGAAGTATCCTTTATCGTATCGGAATACCTTGAAGGAAATACTCTAGATAGTATTAGCAAATCGCTATACCGCGGAACCTCATTTATTAAGAACATTCTGGATGCTTATGCAGTACCAGAGCGTAATAGCTCGCCCGATTACTTCAAACCTAGGCTAATACCTGACGAAGCAGTTCGCACAGAGTTCAAGGAAAATGAGATAGTCTATTCAGCCAGGTATGACACTTTGGCTAAGATTATAAAAGAAGTACCCCATAAGCTTGGCAAAGTATATCAGATTTGGCTAAAGGGTGAGTGGCAGCAGTACGCATATCAGCCCGCTTGGGAACTTGCTAGTTTGCAGAAACTAAGAGAAGAAGGGATCATGTTGTGACAGATACAGTAACAATGCAAGAGGCCCTAGTAGAATTGCTAGACGAAATGGCGTTGCCTAAGCCGATTGATTGGGAAAGTATTAACTATGAGCCGATCAGGAATCTATCTATATTAAATGCTTTAGATACTTATAACAAGATATCTAGTAATGATGTTATGGGTAACAGTGAGAAGATTATGTCACTACTAGGTATTATAGCTTATTTACAGATGGAAAATGCAGCTCAATGGATTATGATAGAAAGGTATAAGCAAAGTGCAGCTAAGATGGATGATTGAGCGTAACATTTATGAATACTTTAATGCCGATTCTGACCCTAAATTGCAGCAATCTGTAGATGGCATTAATTGGGAAAACATTCCAAGGATACTAGTAGAAAATGATAGACGAGTACGTACGGAACAGAGCAATCAAGAGGTACAATTTCCTAAAGCAGTACAAACTAGCGTGTCCATCATGCCGCAGTACCCAAACACGACCAATGACCTGGAGCAGGGTGCTCGCCAAATGGATATGTATGATATGTGGAAACCCGTTCCGCTTTGAACCCATAAAGGATATAACTAATGAGTGTAAAGATAGTAGCAATAACAGTACCGCGAATTGAAGGCATAAGTACCGCGGAAGAATTTATAGCATATGCGGCCAGGGTATCAAATCCGGGAAATCAGATAAATAATGAATCTGCGCCCAAGCTCCTAAAATATCTTGCTAAACATAAACATTGGTCACCATTTGAGATGGTCGATGTAGTAATGGAAATAGTCACTACTAGAGATATTGGTAGACAGATACTACGGCATCGTTCTTTTAGCTTTCAAGAGTTTAGTCAAAGATACGCAGAAGTAGCTAATGAACCAGTATTTAGGGAAGCTAGGCTACAAGATCAGAAAAACCGTCAAAATAGTATTAAAATAGATGATGAATCCAAACTACACCTGGCTTGGCGTGCTATGCAAAATGATGCTGCTGAAATTTGTAGAGCGCATTATACTAATGCACTACAGATGGGGATTGCGAAAGAACAAGCCCGAGCGGTGCTTCCCGAAGGTCTAACCAGCTCAACTATGTACATGAAGGGCAGTCTTCGTAGCTGGATTCACTATTGCGATCTTCGTATGGCACATGGAACTCAACTAGAGCATCAGGAAATAGCTTATAAAGCTTGGAGTTTGATTCTGAAAGAGTTTCCATCATTGTCAGAGGTATTAGATGGAAATTAGTACTGAGGATATTGAAATTAAATCTTATGAGCCTATAGATTCTGAACCCTGGCACTACTTTGCTGTAATTAAAACGGGTACCGGCCATTGGAGTATAAGCTATACTTTTCCTATGACTGATAAGCAGAAATTGCTTAATCAATTAAATGATGGAAGGGTATACTATGAACAAACAGAAGCTAGAATAATGAAAGTGAGACTTCCAATTGGACTCTGAAGTTCTATTTGAAAAGATAATTTACGAGAACGAACCTAAAGCGTACCAATTGCGTCTAGTGCTTAACGAATTCCGAGAAAAACAATACCTTCACCTTAGGAAGTATTTTTTATCCTTCGAAGATGGTTATATTCCGACGAAAGAAGGTGCATCTATGGAGGCTTCTATAGCTAACATATACGCATTACTTGATGCACTTCTAGAGTTAGTATCAACTGCGGAAGGCATTGACGGAATAGAAAAACATTTTGCAGATAAGATACGAGAGCTAAAAAATGACTGACGAAGAAATCATCGAGATGGCGAACCTAGCCGGATGCACCAGAGGCTCAACGCTAAACATCATCACCTTCGCCCGACTCATCGCCGCACGGCAGCGAGAGGAAATAGCGGAATGGTGTGATACGCAACCGTTGTTTGGTGCGAACTTCGCCGCCGCGATCAGGGGGCAGAAATGAGCAGATCAGGAATAGCAGGAATGCCGAGCGTTCCACCACCCGCACCATCGGAGCCTACCAATTTAGAACGTGACTATCACGAACTTCTACTCAGCTACGACAAATTGTTCGATGAAGCTATTGCGCTTCGCAAGGATGCAGTTCGGTACAGGTGGCTGCGGAATGGCAACGCATACTTTCCAGAAGAACAGATGGTGATGGGTGGAGAAGAACTCGACTCAGCTATCGACGCCGCGATCAGGGGGAAGAAATGAAACTGACTAAAGAAAGTTTACAAGCAGAACTAGACGAGTGCCTTGACCCGCTAGACATCGACGGTATCTGTTTCATGTGGCTACGAATGGCAGCAAGTGAGAACGAGTCAAAAACAGGACTAGCTATTCGGCACATTCTTGATGCGCTTGAGGAGTTAATGGAATGACCAAGGCATACCTTGTATCAGAGGAACTGTTGCGTCAGGTGTTGGAGGGCTTGAAGTACGGGGCAATGAGAATACCCACTGGAGCAACCGGATACGCAGAAGCCTATGGAGCTATCGAAGCGCTCCGCACCATCCTCGCCAAGGAACCGAGTGAGCCGGTGGCTTGGCTGTTCAAAGACCTAACTTGGACGCCGATCAAGGCAATGGGGGTAGATCACAACGGTATGCCTGTGTTTGTAAAGGACTCAGCATGAACCTCACCGAACTGGAGCAACTGGCGAAGGACGCGCAACCCGACCTGATACTTGACGGCGACTTATTCCGCAAGTGCCGAACAGTGACCATCGAACAGAAAGACATCCTGAACCTGATCGCCCTGCTGCGTGAGATGAGGGAGGCGTTGGAGATCGCAGTTGCCTATAACAGAGACAACGATCTGCATGAGTTCAATGCAGGCACTAACGCACTCGCCAAGTACAAGGAGATGATGAAATGAACCGACGAGACAGGGACAAGATAGAGCCGCGAGTATTGGATTTACTACAACGCTGCGGGTTTGAAAAATACACAGAGGTAGCTTACGACGACAGTGAAGTAGAGCGGGTAAGCGGATTGTATGAATCGTTAATCTCGTTTTACAAGAACGCATACATCGATGGAAAAGCATCAGCATACGGGAGATTATGGAAATGAACAAAGTTACACGATATTGGAACGACGCTAGAACGCTTAATGAGAACCCTGCTGGGATATTTGTCTTATACAAAGATTATGAAACCTTAAAGCAGCGCATAAAAGAACTTGAGCAAAACGAAGCCCACGACAAAGAAGTGAATACAAGATTGCGGTCGCAGGTACAAACGCTATCAAAAAGCCTACGCTCAGTAGAAGCGTTTTGGGCAACAAAACTCGCCGCCTGTGAGAAGGAGCGGGACGAATGGGAGCAGTCCTTCCATAACGAAAACGCATCCCATGCGGAAACTATGGAACAACTCGCCGCCAGCCAGCACTACGCGCAGCAGTTGCGGAAGGCGTTGGCGGAATTGCGAATGGCGCTAAACACGGATGACTGGATTGGTGAGGTGCGCATGGTCGATTTCATTGACAGCGCCATCGGTGATGAATCGACACGCAGGGCCCAGCTGAAGATTCCTGAAGGATGGCAACTGGTTCCTAAGTATCCAACCAGCAGGATGGAGCGCGCTGGGGTTGGAGCGGAAGCGGACTCATGTGGAATCGCATCACAAATTTACCGAGCAATGCTCGCCGCCGCACCTGACTATATTAACTAAGTTTGAAGGAGAATTGTGATGGACTTCCCTCATGATACAGATGTTCAGCACCTATTCCTAGGTGAGCTTACCCGTGATGAAGAAATCGAAACCCTACGCGCTAGGATCAGTGAACTTGAGTCACTTACCATAGTTCAAGAGAACCTTCCAGTGCCGGCACTGCGCAGGCAACTCGCCGCCTGTGAGAAGGAGCGGGACTCACAGTACGAACGCAACGATTATCTACAAGGAAGACTCGCCGCCGTCGAAAAGGAGTTATCCGAGATACACAAGGAAGCAGAAACAAATCAGAAATGGGCTTTCCTTGAGTGGAAGCAGAAGGCAAAAGATTTGGAAGAACAACTCGCTGTCATGACGAAGGAGCGCGACAAACTCCTCGACCAGAAAACGAAGTGGGAAGCGTCAGTATTCAAAAACGCATTCGGCGCTGACGAAGCAAAGATTCTGAATGATGTTCGGAAACAACTAATAGCTATGCAACGTGGTCAACTGGAGTATGAGTTTGAACTGGATGGTAAAAGGTATTATGGTAATCCAATACTCGAAGTAGGTAGACTTAAAAGAGAATTAGAAATCTGCAAAAAATGGCGTAGAGTAGGCTGGAAGAAAATTTTAGACTTGACTACAGAATCAAATTAATCTATAATATTACTTTCACTGGGAGATTATTATGAAAGAAGCAAACCGTTTCGATCTTGAGCAGGAAATTCTTGAGTGCTGGGGTGTTACTGCTGATCTAGATCTTTTGTTTGAGGCAGTTATGGAGCAAGATCTATCACAAGATAAGATCGCTAATATTCTTCTAGGACTGAAGGAGCTATACGAGCTTAAGTTTATTAAAGCCTGGAATTCTTTCGAAGGATGTATTCGTAATGGCCAACTTAGTTGAGTATCTAAACGAATGTGCTAGGCACTACTATCAGGGCAACCCTATCATTACTGATGAAGTATTTGATAGGCTTGCTGATAGTTGTGACTACAAGAACATAGGAGCTAAGCAGCATGAACATATTCAGAAGCATTACTTCCCTATGTTCTCGTTACAAAAGTTCTACGAGGACGAGGGAAAAGTTAATCCCCTTAGTGGTGAGAGCGACGTATCATTCTCCATCAAACTCGATGGAGCTGCTATTTCCTTGCTTTATGTTGATGGAAAGCTTACCCGCGTTCTTACTAGAGGAGATGGAACAGAAGGCACGGACGTCACAAATAAGTTCCTCGGATCTAAACTTGTTCCACAAGAACTACATCACGACGGAGTACTCCAAATTACTGGAGAAATTGCAGCCCCCAGTCACATACCTAATGCACGAAACTATGCCGCCGGTTCTCTAAACTTGAAAGATGTCAATGAGTTTAGAACTCGTGCAGTAGAGTTCTTTGCTTACGGTATGCAACCATACCATTGTGATACTTTTGATGAAGATATGGCATTGCTAAAGCGCATGGGATTCAGTACCGTTAAGGATAACGAACTAGATAAGATCTACCCAACTGATGGTATAGTATTTAGAGTCAATTCTAACAGCAGATTTGAAGCACTTGGATATACTAGTAATCATCCCCGTGGTGCTTATGCTCGCAAAGAGCGTCCAGTAGGTGCTGTCACAAAACTAATTGATGTAATCTGGCAGGTAGGAAAATCTGGTAAAGTAACACCCGTCGCGATACTTGAGCCGGTTATGTTAGGAGACGCTCAGGTTTCTAGGGCTACATTGAATAATCCAGGGTTTATTGAAATGTTGGATATTCAGATTGGTGACATGGTACACGTTATCCGTAGTGGGGAAGTGATACCAGTAATTACCCACCGTGTAGAGTAGGATAGTGAAAAATTATTCTTGACAATTTATACCTATTATATTATAATATAAGGTATAAATTGTTAATGGATAATAAAAATGACTTCAGGAATTTATAAACTAGAGTTTAGCAATGGAAAAGTATACATAGGCCAAAGCGGTAACTGCGAACTAAGATTTTCTCAACATAAAAGGGAGTTAATAAATGGTACTCATACATTAAAAATGCAACAAGCATACAACATGTATGGACTACCCTCCTTTGAAGTTATTGCCGAAGAAACAAACTTTGCAGAACTAAATAAACTAGAAAAAGAGGCTATAGAACTATACGATTCTATAAACATGGGTTATAATACCTGTGAAGGAGGTTCTTCACCTTACTATAAAGGTGAAGATAGCCCTAATTCAAAGTACAAAAAAGAAGACTATTGGAATGTTCTATATTTTTTAAGTGAACCCGGGTACTCTTGGAAGGAAATATCTTCTCTAACCGGAGTATCTGAGTATGTAATTTCTCATATATCTAATCTAGAAAGTCATAATTGGTTAGAAGATGAGTTCCCTATCCTCTATAAAAAGTTAAAAGATATAAGAAACTCTGATACTGGCAGAATGTCAGCTTTCATGCAAGGTATTACATATCCTAAAATAGTATCACCTAGTGGTGAGGTATTTGAAGTTAAACACTGCTCTAACTTTGCAAAAGAGCACAACTTGTTGCAACCTAAATTACACGAAGTTTTAACCGGCTCACGTAATCACCATAGGGGTTGGCATCTAGAAGGGTATATTCAAAACACTTATCCAAGAGTAAGATCTCCCGATAATGAGATATACGATATACCTTTTAAAGGCGCGGCAGAATTTGCTAGAACACATAATTTAACACACTCCATACTACATTCTTTACTAAAAGGGAGGGTAAAATCCCATAAAGGATGGACTTTGGCATAGGTAAGTCAATGCTTATTTTTAGGCTACCAGCATCAAAAAAATTGACTTGCAAAGCGTTATCAAAAGGCGTATAATATTATTTATAAACTGATAGATAGATATGAAAATACAATTTCCTACTACCTGCCCTTGTTGCGATTATCCACTGGAAAGAGTTAATGACCAGTTGTTCTGTCGCAATACTGCTTGCTCTGCTCAACTAAATAAAAAAGTAGAGCATTTTGCTAAGACCCTGGGCATTAAAGGATTTGGCGCTAAGACTATTGAGAAACTTAATCTATCAGATCTGACTGAGCTATTCTACCTAGATAGAGATGAAGCAGTTGCAGCACTAGGTAGTGAGAAAGTAGTAGATAAACTTTTGGATGAGGTAAATCGTGCAAAAACGGCTCCACTCGCCACAGTATTGGCTTCTTTTTCAATCCCTCTGATTGGAGGAACTGCTAGCACAAAAGTAGCATCAGTAGTTAGTAGCATTGAAGAAATTACTCCCGAGAAGTGCAAAGAAGCAGGATTGGGGGAAAAAGCAACAGCTAATCTTATGGATTGGCTCCAAACAGAGTATTTAGAGTTGAAGGATTTTCTTCCTTTTGACTTTAAGTCTCACAGTAGTACTCCAGTAGATACTAACGCAGAAGTAGTATGTATTACTGGTAAATTGAAGTCCTTTAAAACTAAGGCCGAGGCAACAACAATTCTAACAAGTCTCGGCTTTAGAGTTTCTGAATCAGTAACTAAGACAACGAACTATTTAGTGGACGAAGAAAGCAAAAACAGTTCTAAGCGCAAAAAAGCTGAAGAATATAGAATTCCAATTATCTCTAATCTTTTAGATTTTATTAACAAGGTAAAAACAAATGACTGAAAAAACTAAAAAGTGGACCGACGAAGCCGTTGAGCAACTTCTTTCTATCGCTGGTAATGAGTCCCCAGTATCTGTAAATGCAGTTGAGAAGGCTGCTGAAGTTCTAGGCTTCACTACTCGTTCTGTTGCCGCTAAGCTGCGTCAGCTTGACAAGGAAGTAGCTTCTATGGCTAAGGAAAAGGTTTCCGCTTTTAGCGAAGCCGAAGGTGCTGAACTTGCTGCATTCGTTAATGCAAACGAAGGTCAGTATACTTATAAGGAAATTGCAGAGAAGTTTGCCGATGGCAAATTCAATGCAAAGCAAATCCAGGGTAAGATTCTAGCCCTTGAATTGACTGCTAGCGTTAAGCCCGCTGAAAAGGTTGAAGTTGCTCGCACTTACAGCGAAGCCGAAGAAGCCAAGTTTGTTGATATGGTTAAGAAGGGCAAGTTCATTGAGGAAATCGCCTCTGCACTTGGCAAGTCCCTTCCTAGTGTTCGTGGTAAGGCTCTTAGCCTTCTTCGCAGCGGCGAAATCGACAAGATTCCTGCTCAGAAAGAAAGCCATGCTAAGGAGTCTGGTGACCCCGTTGACGCACTAGGCAATGATATCGTTAACATGACTGTTGCTGATATCGCTAAGGCTGTTGATAAGACCGAACGTGGTGTTCGTACCCTTCTAACTCGTCGTGGTATCTCCGTTAAGGATTACGATGGCGCTGGCAAGAAGGCTAAGGCTGAAGGTAAGGCTGCTAAGGCCTGATTAAATCAGGATTGATAAGTGGGGAGGAGTTGCAAAGCTCTTCCCCATTTTTTATGGGAATTAAGATGCGAGTAACTGTAAATTACCACGATAATGAATCACTTCTAGTAGAAGAAATCATTAAGCAAGCTAAACTAAACTATGGCGCTGTTGCGTCAGTTACTGTCTCGCCCGAATCCGATACCCCATTAGATCATCTATACTTTGCTATTCAGCGATATATTACTGGAAAGCATATTACGCTACTTTATGAAAGTGGCCCTACTTACCAAAAAGATTTAGAACTACTTCGTGCAGAAACTATCTATAAGTTAGGAGAGATACTGGACGAGGTTATTATGGACAATGAATCGAAAATAGCCTGAGGTAATAATGGATATCAGTGCAGTAGTATTACATAAACTACTGACAGAGCAAAATCTAGACCTCTGGGCTAAATTACGTCTATCCTTTTTAGATTCTGCATATAGTTCTGTATATAGTGCGATTTCTCGCCATTACAGTAAATATAATACACTTCCTAGTTTTGAAGATTTAGAAGTATCTCTAAGAGAGGGCGCTACTAGCAAAGCAGTAGCAGCACTTAAACTTATTGAAGCAGACGAAATTAGTGCAGAAGTAGCACTAGATGCTCTAATAGATCAGTATACACAAAACGAAACGATTAAACTATTAGATAGATTTGTAGATAAACTACCGCTATATGACACAGTAGAAATTAAAGATAACCTGGCTAACATCGTTCTTACACTAGATGAAAAGACCCTTACAACAGAGGGCGTATTTAGTATGAATGATATTATGCTATTCCAGCAAGATGACGAACGCGCTAGAAATAGAGTATTCCTTGGCCTTAACAATACCTTCGATGCTGTACTAGGTGGAGTGGCTAGGCAAGAGCTTATTCTTATTGGTGGTAAGCGTGGATCTGGTAAATCGTTGACTGTTAATAACTTGATGGTAAATCAGTATGAAATGGGTAATTCCTGCTTATACTTCTCCATTGAAATGACAGGATATGAAACACTAGAACGCACAATGTCTATTCTGGCTGGAGTTAATCACCAGAACCTAAAGCAGAACAAGCTCACGGAAGAAGAAGTTCTTCGCCTTGTAAAGGCACGTGCATCTATGTTTCAGGATGCCGATGAACTCGTTCTTAACTTTATGAAGAATAAAGATAGGTATGAGTTTGAACGAAAGCTAGTAAAAGAGAAGCAGCTAAAGTCAGACAATCAGATGGTAATTATTGATGATCGCGCATTAAGTCTTACTAGTGTAGATTTACATATTGGTAAGATGAAAGCAAAGTTCGGAGATAAACTATCTCTAGTTGTAGTAGATTACCTTAATCAGATAGTTATTGAAGGCGGATTCAGTCAGTTCGATTGGCAGCCTCAAGTAATTATTAGTAAGAAACTAAAAGAAATAGCTCGCAAGTATGACGTCGTGTTGGTATCCCCATACCAAATTGACGCTAGTGGAGAGGCTAGATTCGCTAAAGGTATTCTGGATGCTGCTGACATTGCTCTAACTATGGAGGCTCACGATAAAGATCACGGTGCTGTTAGTTTTGATACTAGCAAGATTCGTGGTGGTCGTGAAATGAAGTTTACTTCTCCAATAGATTGGGAAACTCTACGTATCAGTCCAACACCAATTGACGCTCCAATCAAAAAAGAAACAATTAAAAAAGCTGGTGGTAAGAAAGCTAAAACAGATGAAGATGCAACAGACTTGCCATGGGATGCCTAAATGTCAGAATTTGTCGAAAGCCTACTAAAAGAAAAAGGTATTTACTATAACTACTCAGGTGCTGATGTACTTGTTAAGTGTTTAAATCCAGACCATGATGATTCCAACCCGTCACTTCGCATAGACAAAGTGACGGGTGCTTTTCATTGTTTTTCCTGTGGTTTTAAAGGTAATATCTTTAGATACTTTGGTGTTCTTACTAACCAGTCGTTTCTTAAAGTAGCAAAATTAAAAGAAAAGCTAAAGCAGTTAAAAATTGATAAAGACGGGCTAGAAATACCACCAGTATCAATTCCATATACTCGTAGTTATAGAGGCATATCTGCCGCAACACTTAAAAGATTTGAAGCGTTCTATCTTCCAGGCGAAAGTAAAGAAATGCGTGGATTTGAAGATAGAATTATTTTTCCAATACGAGATATTACTAATAAGATAGTAATGTTCTTAGGAAGGCATACACTATCAGATGGCAATCCTAGATATCTTAATTTTCCTAGCGGTGTTAGTGTTCCTTTATTTCCTAATAGATTGGTAGTTCGCAGGAATTCTATAATACTGGTTGAAGGCATATTTGATATGTTAAATTGCCAAGATAAGGGATTAGATAACACAGTCTGTACATTTGGTACTAATACATTAGCAAAAACTGCCAAAGAGAAATTACTTCCATTTCGTGCCCAAGGCGTTAGTAAGATTTATATAATGTTTGACGGTGACGAAGCAGGAAGAAAAGCGGCCAAAGAATTAAAACCGATTATTGAAGCATTAGAATATGAGTGTGAGATCATACAGCTAGAGGACGATCAAGATCCTGGTGAAATGTCTCAAGAGTATGTAGATAGTATAGAGGAATATGTAAATGCGAATAGCACTAATAGACAAGGCTCCGAATAGAACTAAGTATGATAATTTCTTCGAATTTGAATTCGATCATTATCATCTATGCTCAGAACCTAAGCAAAAGATTCTGAAGGCAGATGTAGATATTCAAATTAATACTGATGAGTATGATTTTGTAATTCTTGTAGGTGCAGAACCTACAAAACATTTTGCCAAGACTAGTGTTACTAATGCTGCTGGATTACTCGTCGATGATAAGTGGCTACCCATTAGCAATCCTGCTATGTTAGCTTTTAGGCCTGAGGGTAAGCCTGACTTTGAACGAGCAGTAGCACAAATTAATAAGTATATATCTGGAGAAATTACCAATACAGCGGTAACTGGTGATTTCAAAGGAATCCAAGATGAAGAAGAAGCATATGAATTTCTGCAAGAAGTATTCAATAGCGGCGCAACCGCGGTCGCGATGGATACGGAAACAACGGCGCTTTATCCGCGTGACGGGTATGTACTCGGGATTAGTATTTCGTACAAATCTAAGCACGGCAGATATATTGACAGCGATGTACTCAGTGAACGCTGTATATCTATGCTGCAATCTATCTGCGATAAGTACCAAATAGTATTCCATAATCGTAAGTTTGACGAAAAGATGCTTAGTTATCACTTTGGCTTGAAGTTTAAAGCCAATTGTGATGATACTATGGTAGAGCACTATGTTCTAGACGAGACAGAAGGAACACACGGGCTAAAAGCATTAGCTATTAAATTCACTGATTACGGTGAGTATGATAAAGCTCTAGATGAGTTTAGGGAAGAGTACTGTAAAGCTCATGGAGTACTAAAAGATGACTTTACATATGATCTAATTCCTTTTGATATTATTAGCACATATGCCGCAATTGATACCGCGGTTACACTAGAACTACATAACAAGTTTAAGCCGATTATTGATAAGTC